GTATACCCCCCGGCACCCCCGCTGTACCCCTGCCGGGTGCCCTGCTGCGTGGAGGGGGAGGAGAATCATCAGTGCACGGATGAATTTTCATGTGAGTCACGCCTATGATTCATCAGTACACTGACAACTATTTGATTTCATTCAATACATCCGTATACTGATAGTCTTTACACGGATGAATAACTTACGTACTAACAATCCCCTGAATATAACCCTAGCAATAGCCCAATCATCCTAGACTTATGCCTCGGTAATACCATGATCTTACCTTATTCATGCCTTATTGTGCCTTGCTTTCGCCACACGACCAGGCTAGCTTAGGACCATAGACGATGAGAAGTCAGGGGTTCGGCCCTTCTAGTGATACAGCTAGCGCCTCTCATCAAGTTCTTAGGGAATATATCCCGCGTCAAAGCTAGTGGCCTATATTTCGTGCCCGTTTCGATACGGCTTGACGTTGCCTAGATTATAGTCATCTAGTCTAGTTAACCATGGTTGACAGCCATGCACGCTAGAATTGTGCTCTCGTCTAGGCTTGCCTGTTATGAGGTAATAAGCATGTGCTCTGCTACAGCACTGCGGAACCGTGCTCATGACGCCGCAAGCCGGATCAACACTCTGCTACTGCCAAGCCAAAGGGCTTGATGGTGCTAGTATGCACGGGAAGCCTAGTAAACCCCAGCGGTAATGCCGCACTAGGACGAGAAAGAGAGGCGCGACAAGCCTCAAACATGCTGACAATCTAACAATTCAGGTTGATTAACCTAGCCTTATCTTACAACGGTAACAGAAACGGTTTGACAGACTAAACCAATCTAACCGGAATTGAGCGGATTAAAGCAGGGTGCAAGCTACACTATAAACAGCAAATAGGCTAAACCATAACGCCTATAAAGCAATAGATTAAGCCTCATTAGTAACACCTAGTGAGGCTATTTGTGTTGCTAAATGGAGACAATACAATGTCAAAAGTTTCTGCTGAAGCTTTGTTAAAAGATGATATGTTTCATCTAGACGATGCGTGGAATAGCACGGAATTTGCTGCAAATGCAATTTTTCGGTGTACAGGATTATCAATGAGAGCGCGCGTTAGATTGCTTAACGCAATCTTTACAGCACAGACCAAGATTGAAAGGGAGATGGGAAATGTCAAAAGCGAGTAGCGTAGTAGGAAGGGCTTGCAGCGGATTGGCTAGCAGGTCCTTTCATCCGTACTGGCAGGAAGTTTCACCAGTGCATGTTGGTCCGACAAGGATTGATACTGTAAACAAAACATGGGAGTTCATCAAGGATCAAGCCAAGGCTAGGCAAAAGACTAGTGGCAAGACAGTGTGGATTAACGGCAAAGCAAAGGTGCTATAATGCTGCGATTTTTCAAAAGAGGTGAAAGTGTTTTCCTCAGATTTAGCGATGAGAATGAAGCGAGGTTGTTTCATTTCCTTTGTCTAGAGGATAACCCGGCCTTTCAAGGGTTTGTTTGTCTTGATGGGTATATGAACGGGATACAGATACAATTCTCTGAATTGCCCGATAGCTAATCCAATAGCATCCTGTCATGACCTGTCACGGGTTTTTGCAGGGTGCTACTAGACTAGCTGTAACGTTAGTCTGTAAGGTCTGGCAGCAATCAAGCTGTAGGACTAAACAACAAATGGAGACTATTATGATCGACTATAAAAACACTGAGACACTGGACAAGGCGATCAGGGCATTTGTCTTGCAGTGCAACAAGTCCACATTGAAAGGCAAGTTGCATGAATTGCTTGTTGCCTGTGCCCTTCATGCAGTCCACGTCAACAGCGCCGACCGCCTCACCAATCTGTACAACCAGCTTGATGATGCTTGGAACAAGCGCAACGGTGTCCTTGTTTGGATCGAGATGGCGACAGATTACCGCTTCAAGAAGGACAAGGCTGGGAACCACAAGTTTCTGGCAAACGAGAAGTCGCATGTATTCCGGTCGGAATACGCCGAGAAGCCTTTCTGGACCATCAAGAAGGTTGTTGAAGCAAACTCGCATCCCCTCGACATCCTGAAATCACTGCAAATCATCCTTCGCCGTGCCGATAAGGCCGTCAAGGAAGGCACTCTTGTCGCAGGGCAGGAGGTCTACGTCAAGATGTTGCATGACGTTGCCAAGGGTTTTCCTTTGACAGCGGCAAAGCCTGTTGCTGCTAACGACAACGCCACAATGCAGTAAGCTACACTAACGCTGCACTGTTTACTAATTCTTTACTAGTGCTCATGAAGGGTGCGTCAAGCCTTTCTCCATTGTAACAGAATAGCCAAAGGAGAACTACCATGAAAGTACTTACCACTGTAACTGAAACCGATAATGAAGGCTTCCTGTCATTGCTCGGCCAGCGTATTACCCTTTTCTGTGCAAACCACATCATCACCGGCGACTTGACCGGCGTCAACGATGTCCAAGTCAAGCTGGACAATCCCGCCGTTGTCTATGAGACTGGTGCGTATACCGACAAGAAGTGGAAAGACGCGCAGAGTCTGCCCAACAGTGTGTATGTCCGCCTCTCTGCCGTGGAGTTTTACGGCATTATCAAGTAACAGACTGGTCAAGACCAGACCTAGAACAGGAGCGTAACTATGTTTAGAGGTAAGAAACAGAAATGGCGCGGGTCTAGGTCTGAGTCTGGGTCTGGATCTAAGTCTGGGTCTAGGTCTGGGTCTAGGTCTGGGTCTGGGTCTTGGTCTGGGTCTGGGTCTTGGTCTTGGTCTGGGTCTGGGTCTGGGTCTTGGTCTATGTCTAGGTCTGGGTCTGGGTTTAGGTCTATGTATTGGTCTAGGTCTGGAGAATAGTATGTTTAGAGGTAAGAAACAGAAATGGCGCGGATCTAGGTCTGGGTCTGGGTCTAGGTCTAGGTCTGAGTCTGGGTCTGGGTCTGGGTCTGAGTTTCGGTCTAGGTCTGGGTCTAGGTCTAGGTCTAGGTCTGGGTCTGGGTCTGGGTCTGGGTCTTGGTCTATGTCTTGGTCTAGGTCTGGGTTTAGGTCTATGTATTGGTCTGGGTCTGGGTCTGAGTATTGGTCTGGGTCTGGGTCTGGCGAATAGTATGTTTAGAGGTAAGAAACAGAAATGGCGCGGGTCTAGGTCTGGGTCTAGGTCTAGGTCTAGGTCTGGGTCTAGGTCTAGGTCTAGGTCTAGGTCTGGGTCTTGGTCTGAGTTTCGGTCTAGGTCTGGGTCTGGGTCTGAGTCTGGGTCTTGGTCTATGTCTTGGTCTAGGTCTGGGTTTAGGTCTATGTATTGGTCTAGGTCTGGGTCTAGGTCTGAAAACTGAATTTTTGAAGCAACCTGTCATACTTTAGGAGAGCACAATGTCAAAGCAACATCATCACAAGTCACTGAACCGCATGGCCATGCTTGATGGTATTACCCGAGTACAGAAGCTCGGTGAGATGGCGAAGAAGTCGGGCAAGAGGTGGGTTTCTCTTGCCTCGGTTCAACAGGTCTACCACAACCGCTAGGAGTAATTGACATGAAAAAACTTTTAAAGGCATTTCTTGCTACCGTTACCTTCGCTGGGTTAGCTGCTTGCAGCGATGCTGACATCGCATCACACAACCTATCAAAGGCAGCAGATCAGTTTGAGATTACACGAAGAATTGTTTTTTACAATGGCATCTCAGGCGAGTATATCCTTACTCTTGAAGGATTGTGCTCACTGGGTAATGACGACGAGAAATCAACTTTGTCTGTCACTTGCAAGACCGGCCCCTCTGCATACAAAAAGCATTTCTTGGGGTTGTCCGACAACGTGACGTACTTTGCCGAGCAAATAGAACCTTTTGCTGCTGACGTGTACCATTACCGCGTTATTTTTAAGCCAGCAGCTATTATTCCTGACGTTGATTACAAAGGATAACGGAGTGAACCAAATACTGTTCAGTCTGGTAGTTGTTTATTCTAGCGGGTTTGTTTCAGTTCCGCAAAAACACCTAACTGCCGAGCAGTGTGTTGGTCAGGCTGTCTGGTTTGGAATGCTTGACAAATCAAAGAAGTTTTACTGTAAACAGGAGAAGTAAAATGGATAGTAATGTAGAAACAGATGACGCAAAGTGGGCCATGGTCCGCTGGGAGCAGTGGGATGAACGCAAGCGCCTTGCTATGCGTAGGCATATCATCAAGCTTGACCGGGAGTTTCATTCCGAGCGCAGCAAGCTGAGGCAGGAGAAGAACCATGGTTAAGTGCAATTATCCTATGACTTACAAGAATAGGAAGATTGACCAAGCCTATGAGATGGCAGGTCTTGCCCGAATGGATGGAGACAAAGCTGATGAAAGGCGTTGGATGGCTGAAGTAGAAAGACTGAAACTGGAGTTGTAGTATGCGCTACGCAACTCCTAACGGATCGTACCAACTATCTGAGCTGCCGGGATGCTCTCAGGTTGTTGTATCTCATGGCGCGTGGGTACTGCCACACCTGCGCAACAAAGGTATCGGCAGCAGCGAGCACGAAGCCAGACTGGCAAAGATGCAAGAGATGAATTTCGATGTTGGTTTGTGTACGGTTGATGCTGCAAACGTACCACAAATCGCTATTCTGAAAAAATATCATTGGCAGTGTGTCTTTGAGTTTCCATCCAGCAAGACTGGTAACACTGTCCAGATATGGGTAAACTCTGTACAAGCTAGCTAAGGATAAAGATGACGCCACAACTATACACTTTACTAAGCCTGTACACACAGCAGAAGATTGCTAACTCAAGGAAAGAGGATGACAAGCCTGTTGGGTATAAACCCCTTCCTTCATTCCTCTACGCTTTTTAGGAGAAAACATGCGAATTGTAGACAATATTAATGAAGCACTGACGCTGCCCGGCAACACTATGCAGGAGAGTAGTGTTGCTAATTTTACAAACTTCCTTGACAAGAAGTTTTCAGGAAGTCCTGTAGAATTCTGCTATAACACGATTAGTGCATCGGCTGATTCCAAGGGGAATGTTAAGTACCACCCTTCATTCTCTCAGATACACTACTTCTGCCTACGTAGTTTCACACCGAACTGCAAAACACCAACAGATGCCGCCTTGATGAAGGTTACGAACAAGTCCGGCAGGCCCAGTATCGTCAAGCAGTTCTACGATTACATCACCGGAGACGCCAGCCCATGGGCTTCCTGTCATGGGGATTTTGTGGCTGTACGCCCGGACAAGAATGGTATACCAGAAGCCTATCTGTGGTTCAATACGGGTGGGGCTTGCAGTCGTTTGGTTATGTCCATGTTGACTGCTATGCGTCTGCACACTTGTTGGGGATTGGATTACGTTTTTGTTAAGCTAGTAGACGCTGGGTTTACTCCAGAAGAAGCTATCCTTCTGTCTACTAACTTTAGCTGGGCCGGTCAAACCTTGACTACTTCAAATGGCCCTCCGGGGATGTTTTCTGAAGATGTACACAAAATTTTATCTTTGTCTAAACTAGGTGTGTCAAGGACAGACATGCCTTTCCTGACAAATTACAGCCCATCAGGGTTCAAGCCTTTGTTTGGTAAGAAACCATCTTTCTCAGGCCAGTCACTCAAAGCTGGGCAGTCTCCACAGCCTAACAGCTTCATTTGGAACACTGATGGAGTGGAGGTGAATGCAGACAATCTGGACAAATCCAGCAAGGAGTATAAATCTGCAAAAATCAAGATCGTTCCTTCTTTGAAGGCCTTTGAATGGCACATCAATGACGTTCAGAGTATGTCAGCCGCCTATGTCTCAGAGGTCAAGGACAAGCTTCATAACAACCACATACTGGAAATTTAATGAAAAAGAAGTTTAGCACAGTCGGAGTCATATCTCCAACAGATGGAGCTGAAAGAATATTTACCCAAGAAAGGGGTTTTCTTACTATAAAAATCACGCAAAATGTTTTTATCCCTACGAATAAAAACCTGTTTGATTACCTAGTATTCTGCGGAGGCAGTGATGTATCCCCTGAGTACTATGGCCAGACACAGCACCCACAGACTGCCTGCAACCCTCCAAGGGATAGATGGGAGGCAGAGCTATTCAAGTTCTATAGGCACGTGCCAAAGGTGGGTATTTGCAGGGGTGCGCAATTCCTTTGCGCCTTGAATGGAGGCAGCCTGTATCAGGATATAGGAAAGGGGCATAATTTACCACATTCTGTTACTGATATAGATACTGACAAACAATACAGGGTCACGTCAGACCACCATCAAGCGTGTATTCCACTTCCTAGATGGAAGATTATCGCAGAAGGTCGTGTTGAAACGGCGGAGACAGACAAAAATAAGTTTAAAAATGTTTCCTTCCCGGAAGCGTTTTATATCCCAGACGATGGTAGCTTATGTGTCCAGTTCCACCCGGAATGGGGTATGCCATCCTGTGAAGACTATTTCTTTGAACTTTTTGAAAGGTATATGCGCTAATGTGCGGTCAATCCGGCCTTATGATTACTAATACTACGTCAGTTTCGGAGCTTGAAATTGCCAGACGCCTGATGATACTGAACGTCTTGCGGGGAGAGCATAGTGCGGGCATGTTTGATTATATGCCTCACGCTGAAAAGAATAAACAGTTTAGTTTTACAAAATCCGTAGAACACCCATTTGACTTTATACTCGATGTCTTTGATGCCCAATCAAAGGGGCGGTGGAAAACGTCAAGACCTGTCATACTGGCTACGCATTGCCGGTATGCCACAAAAGGTGAGCTGAAAACAGAAAATGCTCACCCGTTTCGTCATGGCAAGATTATCGGTATGCACAACGGAACAATAAAAAAGGAATTTTTGTCGTCTGAGAAGTTTAAGACAGATTCCGAGGCGTTCTTCTTTAACCTAGATAGGTATGGGTTGGAAGAGTCTCTGAAAGAAATTCAGAACAAGGAAGCAGCCTACGCATTTGTTTGGTTGAACACAAAAGAAAGGACACTGAATTTTATTCGTAACAGTAAGCGTCCTCTTTCTTACACTATGCTATACAACTCCAAGTTTGGGTTGGTTTGGTCATCTGAGGCAGCGCATCTAAAGGTCGGCATATCCAGCGTAAACTCTTCTATGGCGTCCTCAAATCCGACTTCTTTTAAAGAGATGGTGCATTATTCTATTTCAGTAGACGCAAAAGAGATAGCGTTTAATGAAGTAGATTATACTCACTTGAAGGATACTGAATTTACCCATTTACTGGGTGCGGGCTACTATGATTCTGTATGGGATAGTAGTAGTAATTCTTGGGTGCCCAAGGGGACAGTACAAGCAGTTTCGGATAGTCTAGCTCCAGAGGAGGTCTTAAAGCGTTATGCAAAATCTGCAAGCCCCATTCAAACAGAACTTTCAAACAAATGGGATATTGCTTTTAGCGGATTTTATAGTGCTGCTGCTCTCCAGCATATTAAATACCTTAGAGAAAGGGTTGCCAATGGGAAAAAGGAAAAGGAAAAGGAAGCTTACAAGAATGCCGATTCTAAGCCCTATGAAAAGAAAATTGTTACAGCTACCATGGATAGCGCCAGTAACGGAGGAAAAGATGACGTCATACCTTTCAATGATGCTGTCCGACTTGGAGATAGTGCGGGAGAAGAGGTTTTCATGTTCGGCCCGTATTATGCAAAAGAAGCTTCCAGAGCGCGATACGTACAATTGCTGAGAGAGGGTTGTCAGAACTGCATGGCTAAATCAAGGATTAACGAGGCAATAGTATGGCTGAATGATAAAGAGTATGTATGTCATGAGTGTGCTAAGAGTATTATAGAGGACTCAAACCACTGGTTTTTCAACGGTGGTGGCATTCCAAAATATGTTCAGGCGCGCATCAAGGCTGATTATGAAACTCTTTTTGTTCAGCCAGCTCAATTGAATTAGGACAGTACAATGAAATACAAAGCTTTTATTCTTTGCCGCCCTGACTTTGGCGGTGATTCCGTCTTTACTATTTCTGGGTACATGAAAAATAATGTGCCAGTAATATTGAATAAGGAGGACACTCCGCCTCAAGATGCTACACTCTGTATAAGATGGGGCTGCACAGGAAGTGTACCACAGAAGAGTGTCTTGAACACAGCTAAATCAATTCATCTAGGCTTTAATAAGCCACTGTTTAGGTCTATGCTTTGGGAGCATGGACTGGCTCCTAAATACTTTCAGCATGGTGAAGCTGTTTATGAGCAGGATTTGCCTGTTCTAGTGAGGCCAGAGCACCACACACAAGGCAAAGATGCCTATCTCTGCAAGACGCTTGAGCAAATTGGTCCTGCTGTTGCCCAGTGTGGGCATAACTACTATGTTTCGAAGTATATTGAAAAGATACAAGAGTTCCGTGTCTTTGTTATTCAGGGGCGCGTAGTATTTATTATGGAGAAATTTCCTAATAGCAAAAATGATATAGCTTGGGATTTTTCTCCAGACTCTGAATGGGGGAATGTGAAATGGAGTAAGTGGAATAGTAATGTTCTTTCTACGGCTGTGAATTCTATGAAAATTTCTGGCCTAGACTTTGGCGGTGTTGACGTTGTAGTTGACGAGTCTGGTGCTGCTTATGCTCTGGAAATTAATTCCGCTGCCGGAGTGTACGGAAATTACATGGCTAATTGTGTTGCAAAAGCGTTCGATTGGATTATCGACAGCGGAGATAAAAGTCATATACCAGTGTGTAACAAAAAGACAAACTACCCTTATTTAAACTTTATTCATCCTGCAATCGAAAGCGGAGCTTACGTATGAAAAAGAAAATACTGATCGGGTGTGATCCAGAGCTGTTTGTATTCAGCGGTGATACACCAGTATCAGCACACGACCTGCTGCCCGGAACTAAGCACAACCCTTGCACAGTCCCAAAGGGTGCTGTTCAGGTTGATGGTGTTGCCGCTGAGTTCAACATCACTCCTGCCTCTACCGGACGGGAGTTTGTAGCCAGTATCAGGAATGTAGTGCGCATTCTTGATAAGATGGTGAAAGTGAAAAATCCTAACTTTGTTCTAAGAGCGGTGCCTAGTGTAACCTTTGACAAAGACTATTTTGCTAACCTTCCTGCGGATGCTAAGGCGTTAGGCTGCGAGCCAGACTATAATGCCTATACGTTGGACGTTAATAAGAAGCCAGAGACTACGAAGCCGTTCAGAACTGGTTCCGGGCATATTCACATTGGCTGGGAGGGTTGTAACCAAGACGACCTGTCATACATCGACACTTGCACTGGGCTTGTAAAGGAGTTGGATTTCGGGCTTTACAGGCAAAGCCTAGCTTGGGACAGCGACGAGACAAGGATGGAGCTGTACGGTCAGCCGGGAGCTTTCAGGTTTAAGCCTTACGGACTTGAATACCGTGTATTGTCCAATAGGTGGCTGATAAACGAAGGGCTTACGCGCTTCGTCTATGATGCAACAAAAAACATAACTGCTAGATATTTAGCTGGAGAGAGGTTCTCTGCACTGTTTGATAAGCAGGAAAAGACTTTGACGGAATTCTTAGCCGCCAAGCGGCTACCTGTTGTGCAGGATTACTATAAGGAGGTTTGATGCCAACCGCGAAAAAGTCAAAAAAGATGCCCTACAATTACTTCGAGCGCCAGACCAGCCGGGCTAGAAAATTTGTTCTACCCGGTGATCTAGAAAATGGCAGGTACCTTACAGACCAAGATGTGTGCAACCGACTGAATAATACTATTGCCTTTTGGAAGGGTATCCCTGTTCGCACAATCCCTGTGGGGCAAAATAGAGTAAGAGTGTGTGATTTTATTTCCAAAGTGGGTATTGACTATAAAACTTTTGACGTTATAGACGCCAATTCACCAGACTTGTCAACAGAAATGTTAGATGACATTGGCTATATTAACAGAGGTGATCAGGCGCTGTATATCACAAGAGCGCACTGGAGAAAAACATTTGCTGGCATTTCGCCAGAAAGTTGCTTTTTTACTCCTGCTGGAAGCAGCGATAGGATTGGATGTGGTAATTGGCTTCCTTCACAGGAACTCTACAATGCTTTACTAAACATATATCCTACACTTTCCGAGTGTATAGACGCTACGAAAAATCGGCGCGGCACATCAAAAGCTTTTACAAAATCTTTTGCAGTGTATGAGGGGTATACGCTGTACCATGAAACCTACCTAGTAGGCTACATTAGTAAAGAAGCAGAAGGTAACGCAAAAGTGGTTTTGTGTGAAGGTTTCAAAGACTCTGTATTCTCGATGTCTTTGAGACAGCTAGGAATTGAGGTTTAAAATGAATATTACAGAACATGAAATATCATTTAATTATAGATTCTACAGCAAGCTGGCGAACTCTACCAGTATCAAAAATAAGAAGAACTATGATTACTATGTGGGTATTGAGTTTGAGAATGAGTTAAAGCATGAGGTAGATCTTTGTTTACCCAACGGATGGACTGCGCACACTGAAAACTCTTTGAAATACAACGGCTATGAATTCGTATCAAGAAAGGGTCTTCGTAAGAGCGCTGTAGAAAAGTCAGTAAAAGAACTTTTTGATAGTGTAACGTTGTCTGCTGGAGGAAAGTTTCAGCCAACGAATTCAATACGGACCAGTACGCACTTTCATTTTAACCAGTCTGAAAATTCGCTAATAGACACTATTCTATTTTCTACAGTATACTGGATCATGGAACCTTTTATCCAATATTTTTGTGGTCCACACCGGCAATACAATCACTTTTGCCTCCGACTGAATGACTCAAAAATACAGAAGCTATGGCTAGCTGACTCTATCAGATCCCGCCAACTCTTCTATGATGGCGTCCTAGGAGATAAGAATATCCGTTACGGAAGCTGGAACCTTCAGAGCATGGCCAAATTTCGTACTCTTGAATCCCGTCTAATGCGGGGGGTAAGCAACCCAGATGATGCCATTATATGGTTCAATGTTTTGGATAAAATAAAAGCATTTGCAGAATCTTTTCCGAGTACTATTGAGCTTCAAGATTTCTTTTTGAATTCTGTATCTGCTGAAGAGTTTCCTGTAAAGGTGCTGGGTGAGGAACTTTTTTCCTACCTTGAAGAGTATTTCCCCACCGATCTTTCCATAAGTAACGAAATAAGAAAAGGCTATTTAAATGTACTTGTAATTTTCAAAGAAATGTCTATCTACACTGTAGACACTCTTGAAAAGATAGAAAAAACTATGCAAAAAATTACACAGAAAGAAGAAGATAAATCCCTGAAGGAAATTGCGCAAGCTACAAAGACCGCCGGGGTGGTTTCTTCTACGTTAAAAAAGAAGAAACTTACTTCAAGTAGTCTAAATCCTGCAAATGCAGGTGTTGATTTTGCCACCCTGAACGCTCAACAAGTAATTAACACTACATGGAATCCAGCAAACTCTTCTGCAACTGTAGCTACTAAAGCTCCTTCTATAGAGCTTTTTTCAAACTGCCCATGTGGGAAAAATAGCAAATGTAAAAAATTGAATTTTGCTACAGCATTCTGCTTTGGCTGTGGAAAATACGTTGATTTAAGCGCGCATTCTAACAAGGCTAGTCAAACCTCACCACATCCAGAAGAGCCTGTTACTTTTCCATTCCCTCCAAAACCATGGTCTGAAGAAGAGGAATTCTAATGCACTGTATTTATTGCGATTATTCTGAAACTACTGGCAGCCACTACAAGAGCGGCGTAACCGACAAAATGCCACACACTAAAAGATACGTTCTTTTAGATGCTGACGGTGATCCTGTGTGTTCTGTTTGCCAAAAGAAAGTAGACGAGGCTTTAAACAGTTTTTTGTATGCTCCAAAAAGTGTTGAAAGTAATTAAATCCCACATTCCGTGCCCATGCGGTGAGTCTTCCGATGCCTACACACAGTATACTAACGGAGGGCACTGTTTTAGCTGTAATAAGAATTTCAAGGAGGATTGCCTAATCGAACAAGGTATTGATACTATTCAAACAACAGTAAAAGAAGAGCCATACACCCTACAGTATGTGTCTTACAGAGGACATTCTGTAGACACACTGAAGAAGTATGGTGTAAAGGTAAAGGTTCTGGACTCTACTGGGGAGCCTGTAGAAGTGCATTATCCATACCATGCCGGGCAGCAGATTAAGCACAGAAATCTGCAGATAAAGGGGTTTAGTGTAGCTAACTACAAGGGTCCGGGCCTATTTGGCTGGGAAGCTTTCTCGGCTGGGTCTTCTCTGGCCTGCACTATTACAGAGGGTGAGGAAGATGCTATGTCTGCCTACGAGATGTTGGGCAGCAAGTATCCCGTATACTCTGTACAAAGTTCCAGCCAAGCCAAAAAGGACTGTGAAGTAAAGTTCAAGGAACTGAGTATGTTTGAAAAGATATACTTGGACTTTGATAACGACGAAAAAGGACAAGTTGCTGCTAGGCAAGTAGCTAGTTTATTTCCATACAGCAAGGTGTTTTACGTCCACAAGACGAAGTACAAAGACGCAAATGAGTATCAACTGGCTGGTGCTCAGAAAGAATATCTTTCTATCTGGCACAATGCAAAGAGGTATGATCCTGAAAATATTGTCTCAAGCTTTGGAGACATCGAGAAGTTCTTCAAGAAAGCTCAGAAGAAGGCTATTGCAACCTTCCCATTCAAGGGCCTACAGTCGGCTACTTACGGCATAAGGACTGGAGAAACCTACCTTTTCAAAGCACTAGAAGGTATCGGAAAGACTGAGGTATTAGGCGCTATTGAGAGCCACATAGTCAAAACTACAGACATTCCTATCGGTATTATCCACCTTGAAGAGGATATTTTTCGTACCTGTAGCAGGTTTGTAAACTATGAAATTCACCAGCCCGTGCATCTTGAAGAGCTGACCGATCTTACAAAGGATCAGATTTTTAATCTTTATAAACAGGTCGTGAAGGACGATACTAGGATTAATTACTTCCTAAAGACAAAGAATGACGAGTCACCGGAAGACTTCCTTAACGCTATCAGGTTTATGGTAGCATCTGCTGGCTGCAAGGTAGTAGCTTTCGATCACATTACACGACTAGCTACAAGCTTCAAGAGTGATGATGAACGACTTATGCTTGATCATGTATCCACAAAACTATCCGAGATGGCAGAGGAACTAGATTTTGCTTTGCTGATGATCAGTCATGTAAACGACGAGGGGCAGACAAGGGGTAGTAGAAACATCTCAAAGGAAGCACACACAGTAATTAATATGTACCGGGACCGTGAAAGTCCTGATCCTGTCACGCGCAATACTACAACACTAAGTATAGAGAAGAACAGGCCAACCAGTATTACTGGTCCTATCGACCCTATCTACTTTGACCCACTGACTTTTACTTTGTCAGACCACCCTAGCGGTGTAAGTTTACCTCCGGTAGAATCATGAGAGAGTGGGTTCTTGACCTAGAAACTGATGCTCTGTTTAATTATACAGCTATTTGGGTAGCTGTACTACGCAATGTAAAAACAAATCAAACCAAGATATTCAGGTACTGCCACAAGCACCCTGAACCCCTGCGACAATTTATCGCAGATAACGTAGATATTCTAATCGGACATAACATTATCCGATTTGATAATGAGGTACTAAAGCACTTCAGAATAACCCTGCCTGAAAGTGTACGGTTATACGATACTTTGGTTGTATCTCAATTACTTAACTACAGAATGAAGGGAGGACATAGCCTAGAAAACTGGGGTGAATTCTTCAAGTCTCCTAAAGTACTTTTCAACGACTACTCTAAATGGTCCTTGGAGCTTGAGGAGCGGTGTATTCAAGATACCCTCTTGACAAGCCGCCTATATAATTACTTTAAGAAATACAGTAGTAAGGAACAGTGGCGTTCTGCTATAGAACTAGAACATTCTGTTTCTTTCCTTTGTGTTTCTTTACAAACCAATGGCTTTTGTTATAATCTAGAATATGGAAAAGAATTAGAAAAAGAGCTAGAAAAGAAAGTAGAAGATATTCTAGCAGAGTTACAAGCTGCTTTTCCACCCAAGAGCGTGCCGCTGCGGGAAATTACCCCAGTCCTGACAAAGCAGGGTACCCTCCATGCTAAGGATTTTAGATGGTTGGCTGATAAGGATTTAACACCATTCTCGGCTGATGCACCATTTTCCTTATTTGAATACGTCTCATTCAACCCTCGTTCAACCACCCAGCGGATGGACGTATTGAATGCAGCAGGGTGGAAGCCTATTAACAAAACCAAAGGACATATCAAAGCAGAAAGAGAAGGTGCTCCAGAAGAGGTCTTAGCTAGGTTTAAGCGCTACGGGTGGGTTACAGACGATGAAAATCTTGATACCCTGCCCGACGATGCTCCAGAAGCTGCTAGGAAGCTCAAGGAGTTCCTTCTTTTGTCCTCGCGTCTGGAGGACCTCCAAGAGTGGAACGGGCTTGTAGACCCTGTTTCTGGTCGAATACACGGTACTTTTAACGGTATCGGTAGCTGGACCCACAGAAAGTCCCACACAAAGCCGAATATGGCTAACATTCCCGCCCTGATAAACAGGCATGGGAAGCCCCAACCTTACGGAAAGGAGATGCGTAGTCTGTGGGTTGCCCCAAAGGGCAGGGTTCTAGTGGGTTGTGACGCAGAAGGCATCCAGTTACGGGTATTTGCCCACTACTGCAATGATCTGAAACTGATTGAAGCTATTATTAATGGAAAAAAAGAAGAAAAAACTGACATTCACTCCTTGAATAAATCAATCCTAGGCACTATATGTAATAGTAGGGAGGTTGCTAAGACATATATCTACGCCCTCCTCCTAGGTGCGGGCTTTGGGAAGCAAGCTTCTATCTTAGGTTGTTCGATGAGTGAGGCCAAACGGGGACTAGAACGTATCCTAGAGTTCTATCCCGGTTGGAAAAGACTAAAAGAAACACAGATCAGGCAAGATGCCGACCGAGGGTATTTTGTTGGTCTGGATGGTAGGCTGGTCATGGTTCCATCAGAGCACCACGTTCTTGCGGGTTATCTCCAGAATGGTGAAAGTGTAGTGATGAAGCGGGCCAGCCTCCTTTGGCACAGAGTTCTACAGCAGAATAAGATTTCGTTTAAATTTGTTGATGACGTTCACGATGAATGGCAAACTGAAACAGACCCAGATGTTGCCGACTTTGTAGGTCAGACACAGACAGAAGCGATTACGAAAGTAGGAATTGAACTAGGTTTGAATTGCCCACTAGCGGGTAAGTATGCCATCGGTAGCAACTGGGCTGAAACCCATTAAGGAGTTAAAAACGGAGCAGGACAAAAAGGTATTTCACGCCGTAATCACTTATACAGAAATAGTTAGCTTTGACGCTATAGGAACTTCAGAAGAAGAAATCAGGGATAACCTGAATAAGCAGTTTGGCGCTCTAGATGGCTTTGCAATTACCGAGATTAAGCAAATCTCTGACTCTGTAGCCACCTACACAGCCACATTGCAGAGCGCCTACGAAAAACCAACACTGAATTGAAAGGAAATAAATTGAGCACACAAACACTATATCTCGAAGGACTTGCCAAGTGGGCCATGGTATACCCCGGTCAGGAAGATACCAAGTATGGAAAGAAATGCAAGATCGACCTTTACTTTACAGATGAAAGTTTGCAATCGTTTAAGCTCTCAGGAAGCCGTAAGAAGCTTCGTTCGGACGATCAGGGTATCTATACTACCTTTACACGCAGTATAGACGAAATCAATCCGCAGACAGAAGAACCTTATGGCTACCCCAAGGTGGTTTCTGGCGAAGGAGCAGACATCAAGCCCTTTGACAAGATCATTGGTAATGGAAGTAAGGTTGTTTTGAAGGTAGTTGTCTACGACTCCAAGTTTGGTCGTGGTACTCGTTTGGAAGGTGTTCGAGTACTTGAGCATGTACCATACGAAGCTGCGCAGGAGGACGACTCTCCCTACGCATTCTAATTCACTGTAGCTTAATTAAAGCCCTGCTTTGTTAGCAGGATGTCGGCGGGTAATGTGCGATAATCCCGTCGGTGATAGTCCTGAGCATGACTTTAAAAGGCTTTTCATTTTTAGGAGCACAATAGGAGCACAAAATGACTCAATTCACATGGCCACCGGAAGCGGTGGAGGCTGCTGCAAATGAACGATGGCGTCGCAGTAGGGGCGGAGATGGTCCATGGCCTGAACTTGCGCCTGAATATGAAATAGCTGATATGCGCGCTGCCCTCACAGCCGCAGCCGAGGCGATGATCAAGTCGGGGAAGGCGTGGCACATTTCACCTACGGACACGGTTGAACTGAATATGATCCGAAATACCGGGAGCACTCTCATCATCGCGCTACCTGAATAGGAGGGGTAAATGAAGAATATAATTGATGCAGATTGGTTCCCTGCCTTAGCTGTGCTTGCGGTTGTTATTTTGGCATTCTTCAGCATTCCACCAGTGATTTGGTTAACGTCAGAATGGGTTTCGTATTGGGTGGTAAAATGACCGACAACATCGCAGCCGAGGCCGAAATGAAGCCGGTGCCGTGCAAGTCGTGTGGGAAAGTGCCGGAGGCAAATTCGATGTATGGAATTCATTGGGTTGGCCACATTTGCATGGGAGTAAAGAAAAGGACGGAAAATGAAGCCATCGCCGCATGGAACACTATCAACGAGAAGGAGCAGACATGATTCTGACTGTTGAGAGGATGAGTGATGAGTGAGACTGCATTAAACCCCAGCTGTGATGGTTGTGGAAAACCATTTGTTGCAGGCCAAACATGCTTGAAAGTTCCGTATGGGTTCTACCACGTCGGTTGCCAGCCATATGAAAACCATGCTGTGGGCCTTGCACCGTTCCATGACTACAAAGCCCGCCTCCCAAGCAAGGGATACAGGCCACAGCAAGTGAGGAAATGACTAATTTGATGGAGTTCATATCAGCATGGGGATCTCAGAACGGGGTGCAATTTCATGAGCCACACTAACATAGACTTATGGAATCGCTGCGATGTATGCGGCAAGTTTATATCTTTCGATGAATTCGGACCAAACGGCCCTGCCGCTAGAATTCTAGTCACACCAAGCGCTTATAGAACTGAAGAGACGTGGGAAACCCTTTGCCAAGAGCACGCGAGGAAATGAAATGATTTTTGTTCTAGCTATACTCATTCCCGTCATCATCATCCGCGATGCAACTCATGTCATGAGCGAGGTTGAGTGCCAGATTTGGGGCTTCTTCTTAATCCTACCTATTATAGGGACTTTAATTTGAAAAGTATTAAAACACTAGTCAAAGATATTTATGCACTGTTCGATCCTTCTGTGCATGTAGAGCCAAAGCAGGAGCACCTAGACCAATTTGGAGAGAACATGAAGAGACTGGTAAAAGAAAAGCTGGCAGAGGTATCAGCTCTACCAGCTTTACGAATGTCTAATCTAGGTAGCAAGTGTGATCGCCAGCTCTGGCTCAAGATCAATGAGCCGGGAAAAGGCGAGGCAATGCCACCTTATGCCTTTTTGAAGTTCATATACGGTAGCCTTATAGAAGAGCTTTTGTTGTTACTTGCAAAAGTATCAGGACACGAAGTTACTGACGAGCAGAAAACTGTAAATATTGGTGGTGTTGAAGGCCATATAGACGCTAAAATAGACGGGGTGCTGATTGATGTAAAATCAGCTAGCACCTACTCCTTCAAGAAATTTGAGGAGGGCCTAAAGCCAGAGCAGGATAGTTTTGGCTATCTTACCCAACTAGGTAGTTATAACTATGCAGAGACTGGTAGTAAAATGCCTGCTGGTTTTCTTGCGATGGACAAACAGAATGGCTTTTTGCATTTAGACTTACATACCGACGGAATAAATAATACAGACTATGAGGCTCTGGTTAAACAGAAGCAAGCTATGCTAGCAGGACCAATGCCAGAACGTGGTTTTGATGATGTTCCAGATGGTTACAAAAAGAAAGTAGACGGTGCCTACAAACTGTTTCCTAATGGCAACAGAAAGCTAGGTCTGGAATGTAGTTATTGCGACCGTAAGAATAGATGCTGGCCCGGCTTGAAGACCTACGCCTATAGTCACGGCCCAGTCTTCTTTACCAAGGTAGTCAAAGAGCCTAAAGTTGAAGAAATCAGTTCGTAAAAAAAGAAAGGTACTAAATGATACACCCGCTCGTTGGAAGACGATCAAGGAGAAGTATGGACTATCCAGAGAAGATTACCACCAAATACTTCGAGAACAAAATGGAGCTTGTTTTATTTGTGAGCGACCTCCTACGGCAATACGACGGAAGCAAAACCTTGCAGTTGACCATGATCATAGCACCGGGCGCATACGAGGTCTCTTATGTTACTCCTGCAACCATAGACTCCTCGGCCATATCATTAAAGATGACCTCAGAAAAGCTCGCCGCCTAGTTAAATATTTATCAAGGAAAACAGAGTATGGAAAGGTTCCTGAATGACACTTAGAGTAACATTCGATATAGTACCCTTTGGGGAAGAAATAAACAAATACAATATAGGGGGTCTTGAGATATACAACACGGGCGGAGGGGCGTTAGGATTTTGTACGTATGATGCAGCACTGTTCTCTGACGGAGGCACTATTCTGAAAGAAGTAAAAAATATAAACCACAGTAGACAAGATGGATTTCAAGTCTTGACTAGAAAGGTACTAGAAGCGCTTGAGCAAGACACACCTAGTAATTCCTGACTCACATGCACATCCTAAACACAACAACAACAGAGCCGTATGGCTGGGGAGCCTTATAAATGATGTTAAACCTGACGTTGTTATCCATCTTGGCGATAGCGCAGATATGCCTTCTCTTTCTTCTTATGATCGAGGCACCAAAGCGTTTCAAGGGCGCAACTACCGCGCTGATGTTGATGCTCATCTTGAGTTTAATGACAAGCTCTGGTCTGTTGTTAAAAATTCTAAAAGACGGTTGCCAAGGCGTGTCTTTCTAGAAGGAAATCATGAACACCGCATTAAGAAAGCCATCAACCTCCAACCTGAACTTGAAGGAGCTATCTCTTTCTCTGACCTTGAACTCGATAGGTATTACACTGACATTATCGAATACAATGGGCGGTCTCCCGGTGTGTTCTCACTGGATGGTATTTCTTACGCCCACTTCTTCATCTCCGGTGTTCTTGGAAAGAGCATTGGCGGGGCACACCCTGCTTATTCAATCTTGGGAAAAGGCCACGGGTCTGCAACTGCAGGAGATTTACACCTGCTTAGTTACGAAGTTCAAACAGGAATTGGAGGAAGACGGCTACAAGGAATGGTTGCTGGATGCTATCAGGACTACGACTCAGACTGGGCTGGCGAAGCCAATAAACTATGGTGGCGAGGCGTAGTAGTCAAGCGTAACGTCTCTGACGGTGTGTACGATCCTGAGTTTATCTCTATCCAGAGGATAAAGAAAGAATATGCCTAATATTTTTGTTACCAGTGATACACATTTTCATCATGAAAATATTATCAAATACTGTAATAGACCATTTTCTTGTGTTGAAGAGATGGATGAGGTTCTCATTAAAAATTGGAATAGTGTTGTAAAGCCCCAAGACAAAGTGTACCATCTGGGTGATGTGTATTTTCCAAAAAAAGAAAAATCTGACTGGTTATTCTCTAGATTAAATGGTACTAAGCGCCTCATTTTAGGCAACCACGACAACGGGAAGGACCAAACACTACATAAGTATTTTAAAGAGATTTATTTATGGCGTTTTCTAAAAGAGTTTGGTCTTCTACTTACGCATGTTCCTATTCACCCAGATAGTCTACCTTCCAAGCTGAAATACAATGTACACGGTCACACTCACAACTCTAAAAGTCCTGCTTTGCCATTTAAATGCGTAAGCGTAGAACTTACTAATTATACACCAAAGCCAATTGAGGAATTAATGTGAGTTATGACCAGCTACCAAAAGAAGAAGTTTGATAAAATCAACCAAAGGAATTTCTATGCCAAAGAATTGCTGTCAGATCGAAACAAGTACCGTAAAAGAATAATTGAAGCTAAGTCTAAAGAAGAGTTTATCAAGCAGAAGGTTTTGAAGGAGTACGACATTGAAGACACCGACTGAACTAGACAACCACAGAAGCCTAATACACGACCTAGCAATGGCTCTGATGCCCTTTGCGCAGATGTACGCTGACAACCCAGCCCTAAAGCACGATCTAGACTTCAAGAGGGCATTCAAGATGTTTCGTGTTGTATTTCCATACAAGGAGCTGTAATGAGGAAGATTAAATTCAGTCTGGAACAACTACACGATGTCTTAACCAGTCATCTAGAGGCTGTTGGAGTTATTTCACCGACAGAGTTTGTAACTATCCCAGAGTTGCTTCTGGATAAGAAAGGACTTGTAAACGTCTGCGTACACAAAGCAGTTAAAGATACAGAGGAGTTGCCATGGCTTTAAATAGACGGTATGATACCTATGAAAAACTTGAAGAATACGCGGCTAACCTTGAGGAAATCAATCAACTGCAGTTTGACCTAATAAAGAGTTACGCCTCCTTTCAGAGGAACTTTCTGATAAAATCCACCTTTGAGGTTCTAAAAGCCCCTGAGGGTTACAGGTTTACAAAAATGGAGGAAGCCAATGGCAGTAAAGGATAAATCAAGGAACTACAAGAAAGAGAATGCTTGGGAGAACACCCCAGAGCAGGTCAAGCGCCGGATGGCACGTAACCGGGCTAGGGCTAAGGCTGAGCGAGAAGGAAAAGTACATAAGGGTGACAATAAAGAGGTAGACCACATTGGCTCACATCGCAAGGGTAGTCTGGATCATGTTCCTACTAGGGTTATCAGTCGCACTGCTAACCGCAAGAAGCAGCCTAAGCGATGAAAATACCAGACCAGAACGATGTCTATAATGAATTACTGCGACTGAAAAAAGACTTTCCATTAATCAAAATTGGCATGGAGTATAATAAAGAAAGGTCTCGCTTCGAGTATGTCGCTGTCCTCTATTTTCTGGAGCGAAATTTATACCGAGCAATTGCAATATTCATTACAACGCTCCAGTTAGATGACGAATATTATATGAACAAATTGCTCAAATCAGTATATACCAAAACAAAAGCAAAGTTTGATAAGGAGCTACAGCATAACACAGTTTAAATCAGACGCAAACCCTATGTTCAGGTCCAAGCTTGCTGAGGATATTTTCAATACGAAGTATCGTCACCAAGGCGCTGAGACATGGGGAGAACTTGCCAAGACCCTTGTTGAGCATGTTGTCCAAGACAAGTTCAGCAAGAGTGTGAAAGATAAGCTTGTAGAGTATATCACCGATATGAAATTCATACCCGGTGGAAGGTACATCTACTACGCGGGAAGGAGCAAGCCATTCTTTAATAACTGCTTCCTTCTAAAGGCAGAGGAGGATACTCGTGAAGACTGGGCCGAACTCGCAAAACGTGTCGAAAGTTGTCTACTTACTGGTGGGGGCATTGGCGTGGATTATTCTGTCTATCGCCCTAGAGGTAGTCTCGTCAAAAGGACTGGGGGTGTTGCTTCCGGTCCTATTCCAAAGATGAATGGTGTAAATGGCCAAGGGAAATATATTCGTCAGGGTGGTGGGCGTAGGTCTGCTATCTATGCTAGTCTTAATTGGAAGCACAGGGACATTACCGAATTCCTACTTGCCAAGGATTGGGATAACCAACCAGCGGGTACATCAGGACTATCATATGGTGATCTTAAGAGGCAGGATTTTAATTTTGCAGCCCCGCTAGACGAAACTAATATCTCTGTCAACTACGACACTGAATGGCTGCTGAACTACTACAAAACAGGTGAAGTTGGAGAGGTCTTTCTAAAGAACGTCGAAATGGCATTGAAGAACGGGGAGCCGGGCTTTAGCTTTAACTTCTTTGATAAAGAGAAAGAGACACTGCGCAATGCCTGTACAGAAGTCACCAGTGCAGATGACTCTGACGTGTGTAACCTAGGCAGTATCAACTTCTCACGTATCAAAGACCTAGAAGAACTTAGTCATGTCTGCGAACTAGCTACTGTATTTCTTTTGTGTGGTACACTTGTAGCAGAACTTCCTTATGACAAAATCTACAAAATCAGAGAAAAGAATAGGCGTCTTGGTCTTGGTCTGATGGGCCTTCATGAATGGCTTCTACTGCGCGGCAGCCGTTACGAAGTCACACCAGAGCTGCATAACTGGCTGAGCGTATGGAGAGGAGTATCAGACCATAGCAGCAAACACTATGCAGACTATCTTGGTATCAGTCGTCCAGTCGCTAATAGGGCTATTGCACCTACTGGCACTATTGGCATTCTGGCTGGTACTACCACTGGCATTGAGCCTATTTATTCTGTGGCTTATAAACGTCGCTTTATCGTAGATGGTAATAAGTGGAAGTACCAGTTTAAAGTAGAAGATGTCGCTCACCTTATGATACAGCAGTATGGCGTTGATCCCGATAAGATCGAGACTAGCGTTGATCTTGCTGATGATCCAGAGAGGAGGATTAAATTTCAAGCCGATGTTCAGGATTATACTGATATGTCTATTAGTAGCACTATCAACCTACCTAGATACAATCCTGAGAAGGATACTATCCGATCCTTTGCGCATACTCTGGCTAGTTACGCTAGCCGTCTTAGGGGTTTTACTTGCTACCCTGATGGGGCACGCGGCGGCCAGCCTCTTGTTAAAGTAGACTATAAAGATGCTGTTCATAGACTAGGAGAGACGTTTGAAGAAAACATCGAGCACAACAACATCTGTGACATCGCTGGAGGAGGCTATTGTGGAGTTTAAACAGAAGGAGTATCTAGCAGTGCAATACAAGAACCACTCTAAGTTTCATTGGAGTTTTGTAGGGTTTGAAACTTTGAAGGAAGCTGAAACAGAACGGGACAACATTATTAGCTTTGTAGAAAAGACTCTTGGAAAAGACTGGACAATATCCAGCAGTGCTGGCCAGACCCCTGTAGGGTATAAAGCAGAAGTACACGCAGAATTGACTGGTGGGGTTAATGAAAAAGTCTAATCTAGAGCCCGTATTCTTTGACTCATTGGATGAGTTGCGCTTGGTTGTAGAGGAGGCGGCTGAAAATCTTGCAGAAGTCCAGATGGATTTGCTCTATTTAAAGAGCGCAATAGCAGAACTTAAAGACCACGCTAAGCAGTCTGCGAGTCAGAGTGGTTAAGAAAACTCCAGTATGGGCGCTGGTAGGTACTCAGTCCTTCCCCACCAAGGGGGAGGCTGAGGCTTACGCAGTCCGTCAAAGAAAGTCAAAGGCTCAGGCAGGGTATACTACTCGGTATGAAATTGATATGAATCCTCAGACCGGGGCCTTTGTAGTACGAGAGTTCTACTATATAAAAGACAGCAAAGGAAGACTGCTTTGACGGCGTTAAGCGAACAAGTAGGTGGAGAGCACTATAAAGACCTGCCTATTCAGCCTATAGAGTATATCCTAGCTAATAACCTAGGATGGTGTGAAGGCAACATAGTGAAGTACATCACCAGACACAAAACAAAGGGAGAGCGAAAGGACGTGGAAAAGGTTATACACTACGCACAGCTTCTTCTGGAGCTAGAGTATAGTGATACTGAATGAAGACAATACCTAGGAAGTTTCATAAGAAACTAGTGCGTGTTGTATGGTACGACATTGTAACGTCTGGAGGCTGGGAGATGAATGTAACGAGAGTACCAGCCAAGATAGAAAGCGTAGGGATGGTTAGCTGCATTGGAAACTCTAAAGGTGAGGGTGGGCTAGGAGAGTTCCTGACTATCTCAGCAAGTTGGGGGCACGAAGAAGGAACCCTACCGGAGTACAACCAGCATATAACAATCCCGGCAGGGTGTGTTACAGAGATACACCTACTGAACCATTAGACAAAAAGAAACCCCGGAAGAGAAATCTCCGGGGTTTTTTCTTGTCTAGTAGTTCCAAGTGAGGGCTTCGCCTCTTCGTAGCTCATCTTTAGTATGCTCGTCTAGGTGCATACCATAGTCACCCATAAAGGTGCCCACAGAGCCGTACCCAGAGTCCAGCCAAAAGGTTTTTAGTCTGTTAAGCTTCTCTTTATCGCGCACCTTCTTACCGTCGGGGCCTATGATGTATACGTCACCCGCCTTCCCATGGTTGTGCCTGCGGGTGCCAGTTCTTCGCTCGCCTTCTTGCCCTCCTGAGAAAACTTGCGCCTTATAACCGGCCCCAAAGACAGCAGCTACCGCATGACCCATCTTAGCCTCTAGACTAGCAGTTAGTGGGTGATTACGGATAGCCCTTTGGTTGGCGTACACTACAGCATCTTTAGAGCTTCCGTCTAGAGCGCCCTGCGGTCCCCATAGATAGTCCTGTGTGTCCTTGTCCATAGGTGGGAGTCCCTTGCCCTTTAGGTTCTCTTGGGGAGGGGCATTGCTTTGCAGAAAGTTAAAGAACTTCTTTGAGATTACTTCTAATGTACTTCCTTGCTTCTGTATATCTTTATAAGGCTGCCCAGTAAATGTTAGTTCAAGAAAAGTCTCTACGGAGATTTTATTTGCGTCTAGGATAGGCTGAATACGATTAAGATAAGTATTCAAACCATCAACAGCAGTCTTCCCTTTGTAAAGTCCATACTTACTGAATAATGGATTTAGTAGACTATCAGTTACAGCACCAGCAGCGTTAGGAGTAACTACAAACCTGTGTGTTTTTTCATCATAGGCTATATCCATGCTGCGCAAACCAGACTGTGCATCAGCCATCTGATCCCTATAAGGCTTCATAATAGCCCTAGCTTGTGCAAAAGACCAAGCAGAATACTTATCGAATACCTCAGTATCTTTCAGCTTATTGGTCATTTCAGGAGATACAAGAGTATCAAACAAAGCTTGAGGGTTCTTCTCTCCGAACTTCTCTAGCAGATCATGCTCCGAGGCGCTAAAGACAGAGTTAGCCAGTTTGGCAGCCTCTTCTTTAGGGACCTGTGGGCTAGTAAGTGTCTGCGCCCAGCTATTGATACCGGCAGATACCCCAGCCTTGTTCTGGCTAAAATCTTCTTCATACTTTAAAAGAAGGTCATGAAGGCTGGATTTACCGTCAAGGTACATACCAATTTTAGCAGCAGTAGCAGACTCTTCTGGGGACAGCGGCTGGTTATTCAGTCGTTTAACCAGAATTTGATTATACGCAGAAGCGGCTTCCGGGAAATTGTCTCGGAATGCTTTTAGATTGTTCAACAGAGTGCCACCATTAGCTTTTAGAAAAGCATTCTCTCCTGCGTCTTTCCTAGCCTGCTGGTCTATCTTAATAATATTTAAAGTAGACAGATCAGCATTCTTGCCTGCAAAAGACTCTTTAACAATATTCAGCGGACCAAGAATAGTATCTCGGATTTCGTCAAGCTTCTTAGGGTCCTTAATTTCTGCTCGCAGACTATTTCCATCCTTGTCAACACCATCAATCATCTGGTCAGCCACCTGTTTTAGGACAGTCTCAGCCTGATTGATCTGCTGATTGATCGCGGTAATCTCATCTGGAGAGAAGCCATCAGCAGCATATTTATTAATAGTCTGGTTAATATCGGAGAACTTGAAGTTAGTTCCCGGCACAGCTTCCTTGCTATTAAAGGTATCTCCAATAATCCTGTCACGAAGAGTAGCGGCTTGTTTAATACCGGCTACGTAGAAGGCATCAGCACGCTGCTTGCTGCCAGTCTCCGCTAGATTAGCTCTACCTTGCGCAAGCTGGATGTCAGACTTCTCTTTTTCAACCCTGCCTTTGACGTACAGCAACCCGTTCATATTAAAGTTGTCTGGATTGAAATCCTGACCAGTAGCGTCTTTATAGCTTTTCTGCAAGTCAGCACTACCGAGTATATCCGGGAAGGATTTAAGAAGGTCTTGTCTATCTGACTGCTCCTTAGCCCTTACGCGGTCCTCAGAAGCGATACTCTGGAGCAGCTCCCTGCGCATTGCGTTAGAAGTACTTGTACCTACGGCATTAGCGAACATATCATCTATTTTATCAGTCTGGTCAGGGAATAGCACCCGAAGACGCTTAGCCTCTGCTGCTACCTTAGTAGCGTATTCCAGATCACTCATAACCCCGGTCTTCTTAGCCTGCGCCAGCCTGCCTAGCCGGTCCTGTGCAGATACCAGCCCCGGATGGCCCTCAGAAGCCCCAGAAGCGTCCTGCTGCGGGCTAAAGATACTGGCAGGGGTGTCTGGGACTGCCTGCTGGTCAAGGCGGTCTACAGAGCCTTGTACAGCCGTTGTGAGGGCCTTTGCCTCAGCCTGCTTCTTTTGCTTGCTGTAGTCAGTAACTACACCGGCAAGACCAGAGAATAGCTCTCCAAGTGCCCTGTTAGGAGTCTGACCTTGACTCCTGTTAACGAAGTCTCCACCAAGATTTACAGAAATAGGGGGATTAAAGACTGCCATTATTCTTCTCCGTAATTCTTTTGGAATTGGTCAGTTGTCATTGTTTCATAATCTTTCTCTTTTGTAACTGCTTTTATAGCCTTCTTGATCTGATCTGGGGTAAACCCACCAGCCTTGAACAGGGCGTCTGCTTCTAGTTTGTACTCTGCGGCAGCCTTCCAATCCTGCTGCTTCTGCGAGTTAAGCATTAGCCGAAGATACTTCTTAGCCTCTGTCGAGATAGCAGACCTTTGGCTGGAGTAGTCCTTATTAAGCTGGTTCTTGATCCAATTAGTGTCTTCTTGCACGGTCTTTAACCCGGTTACTGAGTGAACTAACGCCTCCCAACGATCAGGAGTATTGTCTACAGCTCTGCCATTCTTAGCTGTCTTGGTGCCGTATTGGTATATAGCCCAAGCTTTATCAGCGTTATTAAACGTAGAAATATTCCCAAGCAGACCACGAAGATGTTCTGTAGTCACGGACTCATTTACATCACCTTGGATAATGTCTACCAGATCACTGATAACTGGAAAACTAGACGAAATGATCTGTCCGGTAATAGTCCCACCAGCACCACCGGCAATATCCAGCATCTGACTAAGTCCAGTTTCTCCATAGCGCATATGCGTAAGCTTCCAAAGCGTATCAATGTTACCGGGACCAAAACGCTTACCAACGTTAAATTCAGTACCAGAGACTGCTTCAATAGCAGTTGACACAAGACCATTAGTAATCAAGTCAGCAACACCTTCATCCGGTGCTACGCCATTCTCCAGCATAGTCTTTTTGATCTGATCCTGCCAAGGCCATATAGGCACGAATGGAGTAGCTGCTACAGGCACACCATACAAAGTGCTCCACGTCAGCAACAGTCTAGCCTTTTCAGCCTTTGTAGTCTGGGAACCAGTCATCAAGTCGAACATTCTGCCTGTATAGCCCCAGAACTGGGTGATACCTGACATATAGCCTTCCTGCCAAAAAGCGTGGCTATCTCTGGTCATGTTGCCAGAAAACATCTGAGCGCGGTTAAGAATAGTCTTGGCATCGTCATTGCTGAGTTTTCCAACCAGCTTTGGGAATTTTTCTATATACTCTTTATATGCAGTGTTCCAAGCTGCAAGTCGAATGAACCTTTCAGTACCGTTAAAGATCATAGCGGCGCTATCTAGGAAATTACCAACAACACCCTGTAGAACTTTAGGATCAGCCAAGTTATTTCTAATTGATAGATCACCATCAATCAAATCAAAGCCAGTCCTTTTTAGATGCTTGTAGCTTTCCTTGAACATTTCTGGAGACCAGCCGGGAGTTATTTTGCTGGAATTCTTTGACATCCACTCAATAACATCAGCGTCTTCTGGAAGCAAATCAAGGCGACGCATCCACATGCTCACCATAGCTCCTGAGCCTGCGTGGCTAGGAGCAATAGCAACCATGTTGCCGTACGTCTGCAACTGCATCAGAAACTGAACAGGATTAAAAAGGAAAAGTTTGGTATGTGCAGCGATAGCACGGAGTTTACTGGGTAGATTGTTAGCAAACCTAATAGCACCAGTGCTAAGGTCGTCCACAACATCAATATATTTATCACCTGATTTATTGTAGATAGAACTTAGAAGCTTGGCCTGCAACGTAGACAAAGACTCTGCAACAGGTGAGCTATGACTAATAAGCTCCTGCGTAGCCCTCTGAACAACTCTAGCAGAGTTAGCAGCAGCATCTAGTTTATCTCCAGAAACTTCTGCCCTATGGAGGAAGTACACAGGATTGCGACGAAGCTCGTTGGCAGTTAACGTCTTACCATTCAAGCTGAGCTTGCCACGGCGTACACCAAATTCTTCGACAAATGTTTCTGCTGCCGAGATTTGGTAATCGTTAAAATGTCTAGACCTAATAAGCCTGCTCAAAGCCTGAACCTGAGTAGCAATCGGATCAACAGTCCTAGCATCAGAGAACTTGAATAGTGGATTGTCCTCCGTACCAGCTTCTGCTGTACTCCAGAGAGCGGAGTTCTTCTCGCCTGTATAGCCTATCCTGTCACGCTGGGAAAGGTTCCAAGGGGAATTGCTATAATCTTCAAACCTACCAGTGTGCCCCTCAAGGTTTTTTCCATTGCTACCGAACACCTGACCGTCCGCCGCGCTCTGCCCAGTCTCAGTAAGGAAGAAAGGAGTGTCTTTGTCGTATTGCCCAGTCTTGAACATCTTCTTCAAGTCTTGCAGGCTATGCGGAAGACCTTTATCAATAGCTGCCTTCATGGCTGCGTCGTCTTTAGCAAGGTAGGCCTGACGGGCATCCTCAAGAGCACCCATAAGTTTCTTACCCTTGGCTTCGTTACTAACACCAAACAGACTGGTATCACCACCATAAACCCTGCGCTTAGCAGAGTCCCAGAATATTTTAGGCTGCTTCAAGAACCATTTATCTTTATACTTGACGTGGAAGCCGGGACGGTAGGGAAGCTGTTCAGAGAGATTGATAGCACCTCTGCTGACATTAGGAGTTACGATAAAATTGATACCTCCAGACGTGCCAAGTTGTTGCCCAGCAACAGCGGGATCATATGTCTGGATTGCTTTCAGTGAGCCATCTTTCAATCCAGTCTTTACCAAGACTTCGTAATCAGCATCCTTTAATGTCTTTACTGTGCCTTTACCAGACTTAGGCTCAAACAAATAGAATACAGAGCCGGGATCATCTGCACCGAAAGGAATATTGTCTACTAGTTTTCCTTCAAAGCTAGCGTCCATCTGACCAATCTTAAAGCCTACTTTCTCTATACCAGACCTTGCCTTAAGGGTATAGAGGCTGGCGGAACGATAGATATAGTCCAAGTCAGACAACTGAACAAAAGTAAAATAAGCCTCTGCTTCACGTTCGGAGGGCAGACGCTTCAAGTGCTTGACATAAGCGCTTTCAAGCTCTCCAAGGTTGTTGTAGAACATACCGCGTGTTTCAGACTTGCCGGGAATTGTTTCAAAGTCACGGTTTATCTTCATAATTTTATTAAGCGACTGAAACTCAGTCTTGTTCAAATTGCTAATAGCTTCTGCAGAGCCTCTGATAAGTGCCTGAGTAGCTGTCTGTGCGTGTGTAAGAGTTCCTCTTTGCTGTTGCTGAAACTTAGAGAACGTTTCTTTAACACCTTGCAGAGACTTTGGGATAACACCAAATCCGTTACGATCAAGATTGGTTTCATTGTTCAGTGTTATAAGCTGGTCTCGAACATCACTAGAAGTTTCGTTTATATCTTTCCTGAACCTGATGACGTAGCCATCACCCTCTTGGTAGATGTCTCCCTTATTTATTTGCATATCATAAAGGACACGGCCAGTGTTTAGAGCTTCTTCTTTAGACTTGAAGAGACTTCCGTTGGGCTTTCCAAACACAGTTTCGGTGAAAGCTGTATTCGTAAGAGGATTAGCAGAACTAGGAATAGACTTGACAGCAAGAATAGCGTCCTGAACTTCTTTGAATTGCTCATTTATATCCTTCTTTGCTAGCTCTAGCGCCTTTGCTTCAATATCCGTAGGCAGACGAGATACAGGCAACACACCTGAAATGCTTTCACGCATTAGTGCAGCGTTCTCCATAAGTCTATCTGCCAGCCTGCCCGCCTGTACCTTAGAGAAGTCAGTAGCTAGGACAGTCATTTCTTTAGGGTTGAAAAGGCTAGGGGTTCTGGCAACAAGCTGCGCAATACCCTTTTCTGCTGGCTCCCCAGCATCACCAGACAAAGGCTTAGACCAGCTAAGGGCCTGCATTTCAGCAGCATCGTCTACAAAACCAGCCCCAGACAAAACCTCTGGAACTTCAAGTCGGTGATCCTTAGCAAGCAAGGTTGTTCTTTCAATTCTGTTTAGTACTGCCTGTACTTCTGGGGTGCTCTTAGCAGACTCTGCAAGCGCCTTTAGTTGATTGTAGTCAGTAGTAACTTTATCAAGCACAGCCTTGTTCATCTGTGTCTTTATAGTATTACCCTTTCTGCCCTGTACAACCATCTCCTCAGTTAGTACTTTTTGCTTACTAGCTAGGTTTTGAAGGACACGCTCGATACGATCCGGTCCTGCGAAAGCAGGTACGCGACTTGCGTCTGGTATAAACTTCTCGCTCTTGGAAATACCTTTAACAGCTTTAACGGGAATTAAAAGACTGGCAACGTCTATATAGGCACCAACAGTTTCTTCAAAAGGACTTCCATATTCTACAAGACCATTGATCCAATCCCTAGCCTCTAGAATATTATCCTTTGCTATCTGGTCGTATATACCACGAGCTGTCTTCAAGGCTTCTTCTGGAGGCAATGCACGAATAGCTTGGTACTGCTCTAGCTTACTGTAACCTTCTGCCAGCTTTAAGGCACCTTGATCCTGCGCTACGCTAGTTTGTTTATACCAACTGTAGAACGGATTAGAATATGACTTACCTACAGCCTTTAGATAGCTGCTATCCATCCAACCCATACTGGCTACAGTAGCATTTGCTTCTTCAGCAATCTTCTGAAAACCTGTATCTTTTGCAATACCGTCAGCAAATGTTTTCTGAACAGCAGACACAGGCGCAGTATAGCCAGCGTCTACTTCCGCAGAATGATTAGTCATAGCCAAGCCAGTATCCAGAACCTTGTTACCCCACGCCTTCTCAAGGGCTGCGGCTGGGTCTATAGGTTGCTGCATCTGTGCTACTACTTCTTTTACAGGGAAGTTAGGATCAGGAGAACCATCACTAATAGCAGATACTGCTGCATCATTTCTTTTCTGTGTTTCATCTAAGACAGCTTGCTGGCGCAAAGAGTCCTCTCCACCGGGACTCTGGAGAAGACTTTTGATCTTGTCTGTACCCGGTGAAGAGTCTCCTAGTGCTAAATTCAGCTTCCAACTATGACTGTTTAGGTAGTCTTCTGGCAAACGTGGAACAGCAGGAAGAGTATCTGTTAGGTCTAAACTAGCCTTCTTTTGGTTCTCGGTATCAGTAAGATCAAGCATTATTCATATTACCTATTGCGCTACCAAGGTTTTGTATCCCACCGCCGAAAGCGCTAAGCATACCACCGCTAGCGTATTGCTGGTTAGCCTTGAAGATACCATTACCGATAGCAACGTCTTGACTGAGCGCCGCCTTGTTTCTAGTCTCCTGTGAAGTGATCTGACCATAGCCACCCTGCAGACCAGAGCCTTCATTAGCCCCTTGTGCAGTAGCGTTGCTAAGAGCGGTAGCTCTTGCTACAACAGCCTCTCGTACAATCTCCCTGCGCTTGCGAACAGCTTCTAACTGCATCTGTCGCTGACGCAACTTCTCAGCTTTCTTGCTAGCCGCTGCTTGTTTCATAGCACCAATAGTGCTAAGAACAGTTCCGACGACACCCATAGCGATAGCCATTAATGTAGGCTCCTTATTTTATAAATTTCTGGCAGGTCTGGACTAACAATTCTCCCTTGAAATAAAAGGGAGCAACTAGTAGACTTGGCCCAATAATAGTAAGCATTCATCAACATTCTGATTGTCTTGAAATTTCTATCTTCTGGCAGAATGTAGAAGCCCAACTCTATAGCTATTTTATCTTCGCTATAAGCAGATGGCTGGCTAGCTATAGTAATAAAGCCAACAGTAGAATTATCACGTTTAAGCAAAACTGTGGCTACTTCATCCAAAGACATTTCAGAACTTTTAGCGAGCAAATCCTTCACCCTTGTTTCGTTAAACAAAGAATGTTTTGCATAGACAGAGGTATAAAATAGTTCTTTCGCCAGACGAGACACATCTTCAAAATCCTCTATAGAAGCTAGTACCAGACTATACATCTTGTGCGCCTGACAAAGAACTGGACCAGCCAAGTATATTGAATGGCTTTCCTGCTACAGACGCGATATTAAACTGAAGAGCTTTCCCCATCCCGCGTATTTTTACACGCCTATTGCGTACAGCCCTGCTTGTACCAGTTAAATAGATACTCTCTATTTTTGTGTTTTCTGCAGAAGGAAAAGTAGTATTAAAGTCCCAGATTACACGGAAGTTAGCAGCAGAGTTTGTTTCATCTTCTAAATAAAAGTCAATATAATTACTTTGAAACTTTTTGTTGCCTTCTCCAGCAAGTCTAAAGCCTGTAACAAAGCTGCTTGTATAGTCCAGATTTTCAGCGTCACTAGTCCAGTCTGTGTACGTTGTGTTACTGGCAATGCTGAACGTTGTATTAAACGTAGTTCCTGAGACAAGCTGCATAGTGCAAAGCCGGAACCTGTGTTCAACTCCTACTGTAGGAGCGACGTAAGTAGCAAGAATAATAGGGAATAATCCGTGTATTGTTTTATTGCTACTAGCGACAGTCCAGTTATAAAACGCGCCTGTTTTAGTATTAAGATTTAAGATAGCGTTGTACGTATACTGCTCTGCAACAGTTGTAGGGGCAGTAGTTCTGTAAACCCATTGAATAATCTTTTCTAATGGATCGTAAGATCCTTTAATGAACTTTTTGCTAGCATCTGGAATGCTTTTGTAGAACCTAGCAACTGTTGTTTCGGACAGACTTGACACAGCAAGATTGTCGTTTTCTGCTGTTACAGTCCAGATACCATCATTATTATTCCATACCGGGCTACCCTGAACATCTATAAACCCTATGCTGTTGAATGCGTTGACAGATGACAGTTTACGAATAGTGTAGTCATCTGCTTTGAAGCCACCAGTATCAGGTCCTGAGATACTCCAGACACCGTTTCCAGCAAAAACAAGCATAGCCTTTTGCATAGGGAACAAACGATAGACATACCCAATATCAGGTATTTTGATAATGCCGCCGTCACTTGACAGAAGATCAGATAACTGCTCTGAAGTAGGATCGTTAGCTTGGTAGCACATACCAAACTGTTCTTTACGCTCGATGATTTGTGTAAAGTATATTTCACCAGAGTAGTCATTATAAGGTACTCCTGCGTACCATACACGTCCTGCAAAAAAGGCACACGAACTTGGTCGAAGGTAGCTTGAGCTTCTTTCGGTCACTGCTCCTGTGCCTGCCGCTGTAGCTCTGGCAGTATTAAACCAGTCTAGAATATAGTGCCCTTTAGGAGCAAGACTATTACCTTCCCCAAACTTGTCTACCTCACGAGGATCAAAACGATCCTGCGTATCTTTGTAGTTAAACCACTGTTCAGAGTTGCTTGGGTATTTTCCAGCCCAAGCTTGGTAGTCTGTAGCAAGGTCTTCTACCGCTGGGGCGCTAGTCTGGGTCTGCTTTGGGTCTGCCCAACCTTGGTTGAATAGGTTATATTTATGCGAGTCTGTTAGTACAACAGGACGCTCGTTTGGAGATAGGGCGTCATTTACTCCCTCAAAGTCTCTACACTTAATGTCAATAGCAGTAGCTGCGAGTGTGTTGCCTACAAGATCATAAACAACGTAGAATGGTTTGCAGTATGAGTGTGTTATAAACAAATACCCCTTACCAGCAGAAAAGCTAGCAGCAATATTATTTACAGTAGGCGCTCCACCTATTTTATAAGTGTCAAGATTAATAGTTGTAGCGTGTTTGTTAGCAGACAAAGCAGAAGCGTCTAATACTCTGTAAAAGTGGATAATATTGCCAATTTGCTGAACTGCAAAAACTACAGCACCGTTACCACCAGCACCAGTCCACATATACTCTACAACAGCCGCGTTACTCTTGGTTAGAGCGTTTATAGAATAGCCAGACTCAAACTGGTATCCTTTCCTTCTGGTTACGCGACCAGTATCGTCAAAGACACAATTGCTTTCTGTAGTACAAGAGTTCTCAGGAAAGTTCAATCCAGTAGCCTGTGTATTCAGGCCACCGACAAAACTATTTACTACTGCTGTTGCTTTGACGCGGGCCAATTACTTATCGCTCTTACGCTTCAGTTCGGGAATTGATACTTTTTCGTCTACTACCTTTGTCGCAAAAGTGTGGTTGCTCGCCCAAATATTAATAGCCTGTACAGCCTGCTCAGCAGAAGTATAGGCACCAGACAGAATATCCGGCGTAGGGCCTTTGCCCCACACTACATACCAATGGCCGTAAGGATCACGAGCTTCTGCTCGAACAGTCATGCCGTTATTCAAAAACACCTCTCTAGACTTACCGTCACGGTCGTTATCCCTGCCGGGAATACCGAAGCCAGCAGTTTGTCCAAAATTAACAAAAGAATTCATATTACTTCCTTCCATAATAGGGTAACTTATCAGGGTTCTGGTAATTAGAACCATTCTGTATGACATCATGTTTAGTCTTTGAGAGATTGATCCAAGCCCGTCTAGCCCTAGTCTCGGCTTTTCTGTTTTCTATCTGCTTCATTTCTACAGAAGCAGTAGCCTTTGCTTCTTGCAGCAAAAGATTAAACAGTCTATGGTCAAGGTCAGGCACAGCAGAGTCAGAATGGTCCCAAGTAATGCTTTTCATGCCCCAAGCTAGACTACGGTTAGCGTGTAGATACGCTTCTACAGTAATATCATAACTATCAAACAACAGCGTATTGTCGTCAAGTGTTGTATAATAAGTTGGGTATTTGTCCGTCCTGTGGGGCAATTGCAAAGTGTTGCTGTCTACGGTAAGTGTAAAAGTACCGATTGTAGACTCTGTAGCATCCATACTATGCAGCATTGCTAGGAAGTCTCGCTTAGGCATGAAGTCTACTTCACGGTAGTTAGTTACACCGCTGGGGCCGGGTATATCTTGATTATCGTATTTGACCCAGTCTAGAGACACAATTCCAGTTGGTTTATACATTACTATAGGAGTTGCACTGCTACTTTCTGTAAGATTGTAAAAATCTTCATGCTCAGGCAATTGAGCAGTACTAATAATATCAAAGAAGCATTGTCGCAGAATAGCTGCAGCGTCAATAGACTCTTGTGTATCGTTGATACTTGTAACAGCATCGCCACCTACAGAGTTCAAAACTTCCTGCGTCAACTGCAGGAGTGTCTTTCTCATAGTATCAACCATTGTCTTTATACTCTCTATTTAGCTTTTGCAGTTCTTTAAACCTTGCAACATCTTTAGCAGTCCAATCCGATCTGCGCGTATTCATTAGCCTGCGCCAGTCAGCCCACTCTTTATCTGTCTTTGGCCTATTGGAAAAGTACAGCTTAATAAAAGGCAGGTACTTTTCAGCTACAGATACTAGAAACTTGGCAAAGTTAACTAGAGAGACAGCAGCTTCTACGTATCTGCTGGCAAATACTAGAAGTACAAGTACAGCTACTACAAGACCAGCAAATACGTAAAATTCTATCGGCATTACTTAATAGCGCCAGTAGCCTTAAAGCGGCCTACGATTGCACCAAGAGCAGAAACAGCAGCTACAATCGCAGTCATTGCTTCATTAATGTTACCAGCCTTCCAAGCAGCGTATGCGCCACCGGCACTAGCAAAAAAACCAGTAACACCTGCCCAGACAGTCTGACTAGTATACCAAGGTTTTGTATCAATTACTTCAGCCATATTATTCTCCTTTAATAACCGTATTTGTATTTATTCAATTCAAAGTGCCCCCAATCAGGGAAACCCTTCCAAGTACCTCCCCATGTAATATCTACTCCCTGCTCCTTAGCGTGCTTTAGCACATTTGCAGCAATAGTTTTGTACAAGGGTACTTCCCAACGTAGTTTACCATTAACAATAGCGCCGACATCTACAGCCTTGCCGGAGAGATGCCTAGAGCGCATGGTCTTGCTAGCACCCTTAGCAACAAGCTTTCTTTGTTCTGCTAGGGTTCGCAGACCGTCTAGGATACGAAAGTCAATTTCTGTATCTGCAATAGCTGCACGCATAACCTTCACTAAAAGTGGGTTAACACCTACAAGTTGCTTCTCAGAGCTTGCTGAAAATTTAGACATCTGCACCAATATCCTTCACAATATCCTCCATACCAAAATCACGCATTACTTGTCGGTAGGCTTCAAGGGATACAGCAAGAACGCTACCTAGAACTACGCACTCACCCTTAACCCACATAATACCAATGTTACCGTTCTTAAGTTCACCTACTACGAACGTATCAGCGTCTAGCTGATCACCACCCTTAGAGACACGGTAATCATTCACCTTTGACAAAAGCTTCTGTGCTACATCATCTTTATAGACATGCAGCTTAGTAATATTGTCTGAGTTGTCTGACAGAAACTTAACAACAGGGATACTGCAGACTTCTGCGGATACTGCTGGTGTTACCAGCAAACCAAGAGCTACAATAACACCAGCAATAATCTTCTTCATATTAGTTACCTTTCGTAAATAAAGGGAAAAGAGCAATTGCTTTAGTAACCCAGAAGCCTATGAAAGCGCCTAGTACAAGCAAAGTCCCTTTAACTCCCTTAAACCTCAACAGAGCATCACGCGACTCTTGCGCCAACGCTTTTACTTCGTTTAAAGTATCTTGTAAGTGTAAAACCTCTGCTTCAAGTTTTGCGATCCTTTCAAGACCGTCTGTTTTTTCTGATCCGTTCATGCCACCCCTCAGAGAAAAGGGAGGGGCTTTTACACCCCTCCAGTTACATTGCTAGTTAGGGATAGTACCCACGAACCTTGACAATCAGCTTACCTGCTGTGTATGGGTTAGTTGCATGTGCGGAGTTACTGGCGATAATAACGCCCTCCGTAGCAACCGTAGTACCCAAGAATGCACCAGCGCCAGTAGAACCGACGATAATGCGAGTAGTCGTGCCTACAGTAGCCAGACCAAGTGCAGTACCAGTAGCAGCAGCCGTAGTAATAGCTGTTGCAGAAAGCACTGTAGATCGGTCAGACTTGTTTGCAAGACCAATCTGCATAGTCGAAGAAGCAATCGTACCAGACGACGTAAACGCCGTTTCTACGAAAGTTTCAACGTCCTGAATACGCAGACCCTTGGGGATAATAACACCAAACGCACCGGCAGTCTGGCCTGCAAAGGCTACACTACCAAGCACCGTCTGGGTTGCAGAAAGAACGTCACGATAGTCAATCGTAAACGCATACTCGTGCAGGTTGTCAAAAGACATACGGTATTCACCGCCCTTTGCAACAGCCTGCTCCTCACTGCCAAACTTGACATAGAGGCCGTCAACATTCATCCAAGCCATTTTATATCCTCCTATAAATTAGACCTGATCAGTGTCAGTAACAACACAAACCATGTTTTCAGGACGATAGAGCTTGAACGCATAGCGCGCAGTCGTTACGTATTCCTCGCGCTGAAGGTCCTTGTTATACTCACTATCAACCTTCGGAGCCTGACGGATTGCACCAACAATAGGTAGTGCAGTCGAGTCAGCAGAGAAGAACAGGTTGTTCACGCCAACCGTCGAAGTGATCGAGTTAATAGTCTCAGAGCCAGTATTCAACTTCAAGAACTGGCTAACGTAAACGTCAAAGCCGTAGATGTTTTTGACGAAGCGCATACCAGAGACATGACCACTAGAGATGATGCCTTCCCAGCGCGGGTTGTTAGAGACGTTAACAAGATTGCTAAGAGTATTCAGATTATACTCTACAGACGGATCAACAACAGCTACGAGGTTCGTCAAGGGTACGTTAGCCTTTTCAAGAGCGTAGAGAGCCTTTGCGAAATCCTGCGGAGCCATTACTTCGTTAGTACCGCTACCGATAAAGCGGTGGCTTGCACCGTTGATCTGATTGAGGTTGGACGAAGTCTGGCCATCAGGCCCGACGGAAAGAATTTTGCTTTCCATTGAAGTCTGAATAGCTCGGTTCTGCTTCGGCACAAAGCTGGACACAAGGCGGGACATATAGAAAGAGTCCTGCTTCATGCGTTCCGTAATATACGTAGCAGAAGACTTGTACTGGTCAATACTGAACGTAAAGTTACCAGTATCCATTGCAGTGTAGCGAACTGCCTGACCTTCGGCGTAGTCAAGCACTTCAGCCTGACCAATAGAAGGGATGTTCAGCGTATCGCCGTCGGGGAAGTCTGTGATAATATCCACATACTTCATTGCCATGAGGTCTGCCTGAAAGACCTCCTTGAGTTGCGCTGACCAAAGATTCGTGCGAACCAGATGGTCATTGCTAGAATAACTAAAACCACTCATAGGTTAATTCCTTATTTTGAGAGATCGAAGAATTTCTCCCCAAGTTTTAGAGCGTCTGAGTGGAGTTGATTTTGTATAGCAGGAGTCCAGTACTTCTTTAAATCCTTCTTTCGCAGCTCTTCGTACCAAGACATGGTGCGTTCACCGGAATTGCTGGGACCAGACAAAGCTTGACCTGTAGTATTGATACCGCGTTCATTAAACAAACTAGGTATTTTCTGAGGTGGCTCTTTTGGGGCGCCCAGAAGATTGAACAATACCGAAGGTCTTGTCTGCGCGAGTTCTTCAAAATACTCAAGAGGCTCTCCAAGTTCCTTAGCGCGGCGAATAGCGATAGTCTGCCATTCCGCACCATATAGTTCTTGTAGCTTCTGCTGTGTAGTTTGAAGGTTTGTCTTGCGGCGTACTTCTTCTTCCTTCTTACTAAGCAACTTCTCAACGTCTTCAACTGTAAGAGAAGGTTGAGCGGAATTTTTGTTCTGTTCACCCGAGTTGTTTGTATCACTCGGATTACTGGCAACTTCCTTAACAGGTGACTGCTTGGCAAGTCTAGTCACTTGCTCTTCAACAGACAACCTCTTTTCTAGTTCACTTCGCAGAGCAGCTAGTTCAGCCTCACGACGTTTGATCGTCTTGTCGGCCTCTACTTTGCTCTTAATCAGAATTTTAGTGTCGGCCCATTGTTTGCCTTCACCAATAAAGTCTTCTGGATTAAGTTCTGCAGGAGCATTAGAATCGACTTCCTCGTTGTCGTCGAGTTCGCCGGTAAACAAAGTGTTCTGATTGGTCATCAAGAATTAGTCCTTTTTGTTATCGAAAAGTTCCCTGATAAATAAAAGCTCAGATAACTTTCCATTTTGAAAGGCCTGCAAGTGCGTCCAGTCCGGTGTCTTGTAGTCCTCTTCGTTAAATCCTTTTCTTTCTATTGACTCATACCTAGCTTGTAGGATTTTTATAAGCTGGGTGATGAATAGACTGTTACCAGTTAGTGTCTGCTTAACAGCTTCTGCTTGGTCGTTATCGAGACCTTGCAGCCAAATTGTTTTAACCGCCAAAGTTTATACCTCCTTGCGGTGGTGGGGCTGTATCCCCCGGAGTAATACCAGCAGGTGTACCTGCTTCCATTAGTTGCTGTTCTGTGCCAGCATTATGCAGACTTGCTGCTTTCTGCTGCTCAGTTAGTCTAATGTATGGCTTCACGATGCCATAGTCATCAAGATCAAGTAGGTTCTCGATAAGGTAGGCAAGTTTCTCAGAAGAGAAGTGAACCTTAATGTCTGGGTCCTGCCCTACGGCACTGGCGTAGAATTCATTTAAGTTCTGAACCTTTTCAGCACGTTCAGCAAAGTTTCTCGCTGCCATTGGCTTGATGCGGCCACTACCAGAAATATCTTCTTTTGTAATTTCAACAAATACATCGGAGTTAGTCTCTTCATCAAAGACACGGATAGTAGTTACCTTCATCTTGCGACGATACATTTCAAGCATATCGTTCAAGAGAGGTTCGAGGATTTGTTCCTCGAATTGCTTGATCTTAGACTGGAAGATACGGGCAGCAGCATTTTCCAACCGCTGGACTTCGTATGCAGTCTTTTCGCCCGGAGTTCTAAAGCCCGCAGCTTCTTTAGGGCTGCCTGCCATCTCCTCCATCAAGTTCATCAAGTTCTGGATTTCAAGGTTGGCGTTCAAGACGTTGCCCTCTGGAGCAAGTACCTTTACATCGCCATCATCACCGACATAAATGCGTTCAAATGGACCCCATTTAAAGTCCTCTACCAAACCTTTAATCAATAGTGGGGGAGCAGCAACAAGATCAAAGATGTCTGCCTTTAGGTTTTCAATATGATCTACACGGTATTGCATACCAACAAGATTATCAAGTGGACCCATGGCCCAGAGGCTATCTTGACGAACACGCCAAGGAACAGCATAGAAACCATCGTGACCAAGATCACTAGGATTAGGGATGATATTAACAAGTTTATGACGATCTACAATAGTAACAATTACGTTTCTATGAAGCTTCTTGGCATTGATGTCGTAATAGTCACCGTAGAAGGTAAGTACTTCAACGTATCCAGAGCGCAGATAGGCTACAAAATCCGTAAAACCAGCAACATTAAGAATAGTATTCTTGACTTGTTCACCAACACCTGTGGTCTGGTGTGCTGAAGTACGAATTTCTGAAAGATAGTCAAACAACTTCTGGTACGCTTCAGCGTTATCTGGTGAAGTCTGTTGATTGATAACCTTGGCCAGATCACCAAGCGTCATCAGGCTTCGCTCAAATTTACCAGTCCTGTAGAAGCTGGGGGCAATTGGGTTAAAAGCAATATCTACTGGGCTTATACGCTTTGGCAGTGGACCGTTATATCCAACTTTTTCCCGGCTGCCATCTTCTACGATATAACTATCGTCAATCCACTCTGCCCTAACAATGCCCATGCCATAGTCAATGTAATCCAAGACTACTTTAGCAATTTCTGACTTGAACTCTGGGCGCTCAAGTGTATTCTGCATAAGACTCTCTATAGCCTCTGACTTTTTCTTAGTCTGGTCGTCTAGTGTATCACCATGCCAGTACAGCCAGCAGTTCTTGGGAAACATGGCTGCCATATAGTTAGCGAACAAGTTATCCCTGATCTGGCAAAGCTTGGGGATAGTTGTTTTATTCTTCCACGGCAACTGCGCATTAGTAGTCTTAGTAGTATCCGTTGCGTAGATGTACCGCTGTGTTTCAGCTTTTTCAGCAAGCCAGTTACCGCGCTTGGAGTCCCAATCCATGTACAGATTGACTAACTCCATTGCAATAGAGTCTGGTGTTAGTGTGTCTTCGAGTGTTACTGTGCTTGAGTTTGTCAATTAAAAGCAATCCCACCAAATCGTTGATTAATTAATTTAGAATTATTCCAGCTAGACATCCTGTTAGTACTCATACCCCCAGTAGGAGGAATACAGATTTCTATACAGCTAGCCAAGGCATCCTTGATGTCGTCATGAGGAGGGTTCTGGAGATAAAGCTCCTCTTCAAGAGCTTGTGTATTTCCCCCCATATAGTGCCATATTTGCCTATTAGAGTACCTAGGCTGTAAGATAGCCTCAAGACGCTCTTCCTTAGCTCCGTCGTGTCTAGTAGGTCTATGGTCTACAATACTAAGAGCCAGACCATTCCTACGAATGTAGTTATCTTTTAGGTCCTGCACGATTACCTGCTGTGCAGCAGTTACTTCGCAACGAAGCTTTCTGAAATCCCATTTTACATGAAGTCTAAGTATCTTCTCAAAATAATCAGAAATTAGTGTTGTCTTGAAGCGTTCAATGTCCAAGATGTAGATACTGTTATCAGGGTCAATACCACAAACTACAATACTGCTAAAGTCCGCTCTTTGTCGAAGACTGTAAGCAAAGTCGATAGCAGCAAATACATTCAGGCGCTTGCCCCCGTAGGACCACTTGCCATCTGTTCTTTTCAGTTTGGCGCGGTCGTAGTACTGGAAGTATTCCTGTTTGATAGAGGCATTGGAAATATCGTTAGGATCGTTATAGTACTGAGCACGAAACTGGGTTTTGTCGATGTACTGACTGCGCTTGCGCGCTAGAATAGCTTGGTCAAAGCCAAACCACTTGCCATCCGTCCTTTGCTGCCTAGGCCAGAGGTATTCACCCGTGCCATCACCAACTGACTCAACACGTCGCTCAAAGATTTCGTAGAGTGGCTCATCACTTTCAAGCTCTCCGTCTTCAGCGTACAACTCCACTTTCTTGCTCATAAGCTCGTTGTATAGGTCTTTAGGATGGTAACGTGTGCCTACGATCCATTCTTTTGCATCAGCACCTTCGATAGAAGCAAGAAGACTGTATTGGCGAGCTACTTTATCTCTTCCTTCTTCTGTATAAGCTGTATCATTAGTAACTGCGTCATCTAGAATAGCTATATCGCAGTGCATACCAACTACGTTAGTAGTCAGACCTGCAGTAAACACAGTAGGATCACGAATAGCTTCTACTTTACGAAGAGGATGATCCACAGAGATTTCAGACAGAGACCACTTCTCGCGCTTACCTTCATCATCATTCACCATCTCTGGCCAGTATTTCTTGTACTGCGGGCTGGTTAGAATGTGTTTGATAAAGCCTAACTGCTTCTCTGCAAGATTAGCAGTACTGGAAATATACAGAATACGAACTGCTGGATTGACTGTAATAGCGTGAGCTGCGCGATAAGCAATCAAGGCTGATTTCATGTGATCACGAGGAAGCAAAACCATCTGGTGAGACTTAGCATCGCTTCTGTTCCACCATGAAATAAGTTCTTTATGAACTGAACCTAGTAGTCTATTTGGTGCGACTAGAGCAATAAAGTGAAGTAAACTACTTTCTGCTATCTGGCGAATTTCATCTTGTTTTGCCATTACACACTTCTGCTATTGTCATTCTGTATACCGGCTACATAATTAGACAGTGCGCCAGAAGAGTACTTTGCTAGATTATAGTTACTATTATTCAATCGTATCTGATTAGGTGTGGATGTATTTACTAGTCCAATCGGAGAAACACACCTTTTGGTCGAGTTGTCAGCATCACCCATAAAATAGCAATTAGAGAAAATATCTTGATTATTTAGATCGGAAAATACCGCGTCGTAGTAGGAGGCGTCGGCTAACTGTCCATTATTTTGAAATTTCAAAAATCCAAAGTGTCTGCCACCTTTGTATCCTGTAGTGTTAGCAGCAACATTAAGACCCTCTTTCCAGTTATGGTCTAGACTGCCCTGCAGCCAAGTAAGGTCTGCGCAAGGGCCTAGAATCGTGGCACCTATATTGCAGAAGAAACTAGCGCAATACTCTAGGATGTTCTGACTGCCAGACCTAAAAATAAAACCATTAGGAGCAGAAGCTGCGGTAGGGTTTCCATTAGCATAGACATTCCGGCAAACTACGTCGAATGTGTCAAAATCGTAAGTATACGCCGAGTTGTTATTACCGCAAAGATATGCGTTAACATTTGTCAGGTATGACTGTCTTTTAGAGCCAACAACCAAAGCGCCAGATTTACAATCTTGAAAATATACATTGTCTAGAATAATGCCAACAGGATAACCACCGCCAGAAGTATCTGCTGGTGCAAATATTAAATAGTTCCCAGTAACCCCGGGATTGTTTGCTGTGTTACCTGCAAAACCTATATTCTCAAATTTTACGTAGTCTAGATTATTACTATCTGTTGCAGTAGCTCCCGGAGAGCAAGTAAATAAATGATTTGAGCCGACCAAGCCGGGCTTCAGCATAAATGAAGCTATTTTCTTACCTGTATATGGTGCCTGAGCGTAAAAAAATCCTTTATGGCTAGTATGCTCAGATTTGATAGTCAAACTTCGGCCACCCACTCCACCAACAGTCAGAGGCCCGGTTACTACAGGGGCAGGTCCGCCATCATGCCAGAGTGTCTCTCCATACTCGTAAGCCTTTGAGATAGCAGTTTCCATTTTTGTTGTATTATCGGTAAAGCCGTCAAACGCAACACCAAAATCAGACATATACATTCTATTATCGAGGCGCTGTTTTACAGAAACTTTTACAGACCCAGCTTCAGAACGCTGGTGTGTAATATCTCCTGATGTCTGTCCAAGACCAAACCCAGACCCTATAACAGAGACAACTCTATACTTGCCTGCGTAGTACGCAATGTTAATAACAGCTTCTTCATTTGCTGTATTTAGTGAAGAAAATGGAGCTTGTCCTGCCCAGTCCAGCGCAGGTGGCCATACAATGGTTCTAGTAGTGCTAGAGTTATCCTTTGTAAGGACAATCACAAAGTCTGAATTAGCCCTTGGGTTAGAAAATGTAAATGTAGTGCTAATCCCAACGGCTACGGAGAACAGATTATAGGTATCCCAATCAAGGTCGGTTGTAGCACTAGCCGTTATAGGTATTTCCCTACGCAATATTACACCGTCTCTTTCACGATCATTACGGAATTCTCTGGCAAGCCTCTGACCATAGTATACGTGCTCCGTGTCTTTGTTGTACCAGTGTTGCTTGTCATAGAGTCCTGTAAGTCCTGCATCTTTTCCAGTTGAGGTGAGAGCTACGCTAAAACCTAGTATGTTTATGCTGCCAGACAAAGCTGACAAAGTTTTAGTCTTGTAGATATTAGCACTTTGCCCAGCTAGAGCAATTGCTCTGGAATTAGCAGTAAGTTTGATACCGTGCTTTAACGCTACATCTTGCCCAGCTAGTGTAACTGCGCCAGAACTAGTTGTAAGTTTTCTGGAGCTTTTTATGCTGGCAGATTGGCCTACTAAAGTAATAGCACTAGAGCTTGAAATAAGACTCCTAGCTACCTTTAGATTAGCCAGTCCACCGGCTAGAATTACTGCACCGTGCGTAGCAGTAAGAGTGTAAGGCGCTCCTGTTGAGCCAGTAAAAGTTAGTGTAGCATTTTGGCCAGCTAGTGTAACTGTGCCAGAATTAGCAACAAGGCGAATGCCATGTTTCAGTGTTACAGATTGACCGGCTAGAGCTACGGTGCCCGAATTAGCGGTAAGTCTGATACCGTGGGCTAGATTAGCATTCTGTCCTGCTAGTGCTATAGCAGCAGAGTTAGCTGTAATTCTTCTGGAAGACTTTACATTAGCACTTTGCCCAGCTAATGTTACTGTGCCAGAGTTGGCAGTAAGACGTATAACATGATTTAGTGCAGCATTCTGACCAGTAAGGATAACTGCGCCTGAGTTAGCAGTAATTTTTCTAGAAGACTTTACATTAGCACTTTGCCCTGCTAGTGTAATAGCCCCGGAATTAGCTGTTAAAACATAAGCCCCGCTAGTAGCGGTAACCAATAAATCTCTAGTAAACCACCCTTCCGGCCTTGCCTTCTTGTCAAACCACGAACGCGGGTCCAGAAGCGGCGAAAATGTGCCGAGCCGTGCCATGTTACGTCACTGCAGCGTAGATGGATACACCTCCGGCTGTGATTGCTGCTGCGGGGTCTGGCAATGCTGTGGTAAGACCTGTGGTTGACGCGCCATGCAGAATAGGTGTTGTGCCTGCTAGCTGCCCGCCCGTCTTGGACGTGCCACCCTTCGTGGTGATAATAGTCGTCGCCGTCATCATAAGACCGATGTAGTAAAGTCCAGACGATGGAACGCGGTAAGGCGTCGTCATGTTGAGAGTCTTGAGTGTGTTTGCAGCCCATGCTGTGGTTGTCTGGTTAGCCGACTGTGCCCGCAAATTTCTATTGGCGTCATACAGCGCAAAGAAATAATTAGTAGGCGTACCGGCTGCCGTGGTGGCGCTCGAAATGCTGATTGCACTTACAAGCTGCCCGGCCTTCAGGTAGATGGATTGCAGGAATAGCGTGCCGGAAGCAGTAGGAACAACCGTATTCACTTCCGGGCATGTCTCTCGCGGCATGGTTTCCGCAATTGTGCCCGTGATGCCAAGATTAGCGACAGGCGGGCCTGCATAGGTGTATTCCGCACCTTGCACGTCATGATGTGTCCAGTTGCCATTTTCAGCTAGCACAAGGTTTTCACCCGGAAGTAGCGTGACGCCCATCAGGTCTTCTGATGTCGTTCCGTCAAAATGCTGCACCGTAACTTGTGTTGCGACAGTAGCATGAGAATTCGTGATGTTGAGATGCTGAACGCTGCGCTGCGTCGAAGCAGCAGGAGAAGCAACGACAGTCGTGGTTGTGGCTGTAACGATGGCGGCCGTATTCGTGCGGCCCGGAGTAACGGTTGTGCCGTTCAGGTCTACCCACGACGCATGAACGTCAACATCAGCAGCAGCGCCAGTGACGATACGAAGAATATCTGATGTTGAAGTAAGTAGAAGCATTAAGACACCGTGATAATCGTTGCACCAAAGTCAAGAGTAAGAGACTCGGTATCAAGCAAGGTTAGTGCAGAACCATAGTCCCAGTAACCAATCAGCGGGTCTACAATAGGTGTAGTAGGCGTATCGTTATACAACACAGCGTAACGGAATGGACCTACAGATGCGCCTGCGGCAGTAAATACTTCGTCGGCACAAGCAAGAGAGCCTGTACCACCAGTCTCAGTATAAGTTACAGAGTCTAGGGTAAGACCACCACCGGCACCGCCGGTATAGCCACCACCAGTACCAATCTGAGTGATGTCAGCAAGTGCTACGTGAGTAGCTACGTTAGGCGCTGTATTAGTCAAAGCAACCTTTAGTACATCCGTACCAAGGACGTGCCTACCTTTTCCTAGCTGCTCCTTGAAATCCTGATAGAATGTAAAAGCTGATGTTGGCATTAGTTTTCCTCTTAATTAAGCTGTGCCCGGAACAAGACCCGGTACAAGATACATTTGATCAATACAAAGCGTTCCGCTTTCATTAATAGTTGAGACGTAAAAATAAATAACAATAGATGTAGCTGTTTGTGGAACCAGCATAGTCAAAGACTTCCAGTAGAAGTTTGTACCTAGCAAGTCTTCGTTGTTATCAATAGATCCCACTTCGGTTAAAGAAGGAGGTCCGGGTGTATAGATATTCTGAAGACCGCAACGAAGACTACTGCCAGCAAACCCCCTTTGCCTAGACAGCAGGGTAAGATACCTGCCCCGGTAGGCTGTAGCATCTGCTAGAATTGTCTTATTGACAAAAGCATTACTGGCCGCTGGTGTAGTTGTTACAAGTTTAAGTGCAGATCCTCCAGTTTCAAACTCTCCGGCAACAGTAGTATTCGACATAGTGGTATTTGATGCAGCCCAGCCAGTAGGGGTCTTATCAAAGAGGCTGCCAACTAGATCACCACGACTAATAAAAATATCGGGGGTAGCTGGAGCAGTGGCAGTAGGTAGATACAGACAGTAGCCCAGCATAATATTTGCAAAATAGTCGCCACCAGCAGAGTTGGTGTGTACTGAGTCTGTATATAGATTGACTGGTCTTCCTAGTTGCAGCATCTTCTCATAAAGGGGTATGTAAGCTACACCGGATAATGAAGCAGCAATTCTAGCGCCTTCCTGACGAGGAGCCTGCGACTCACTGGACTGGTTAGGTGGTTGGCTGACTATGATTATAGGTGTTGTTGGACGAAGTTTACGGACTGAACCAATCCAATCAAAAAATAGGCGGGTGTATGGTGCGCCAGATACAGGAGCAGCATGGTTGGCTCCATAGCTGCATAGAATAAGACTTGACCCTGCATTTGTAATAGCGGGTCCTAGTTTATCCCCTAAAAGGTAAGATGCTTTTGTACCGGAGACAGAAGCATTATAAAATATTGCAGTGTTAGCACCAAGTCCGGTAGTCAGTGTAACTGGCGCATCATAGCTTGATAAACCATCATTCCATTTAGCTACTTGGAAAGTATACTGTGGGTATAGTGCTGCCAGTAGCGCCCACCACTTTTCATAGTGGCTTGTGCTGGTTGTAGCAGTTATACTATCCCCTGCACCGACTACAACCAGATTAACAGCATTTGCCTGCAGGACAGATAGCATTGGTTGCATAGCACGGTAGGGAGATACAGTTGTGTCGTAAGCGTACACAGCACCGTTAGGTGCGCTGTTTACTGTTTCAAGACCAGTAGCCTGTACTACTCTGGTTGCGCCTGACGGATGGAAGCGGCCTGCTACAGATACATCATTAGCTGTAGTGTAGACTACATTCATGGCTCCGTCGGGAGAGTATGCACCGACATAGGCATTACCGGCAACAGGGACTATCCTCCGTTTACCATTAGGGCCATATGCACCAAAAGCGTAGTCTGCTGTAAAGTCGGGCAATTTTACTTCTTCCGCTTTCTGATGGTTGTCATCTGAAGGTCCCCTTTACCCGGGTTAACTCTTTTCTGGAATTCTTGTGAAACCGCGTCAATAGCCTCTTTGAAGACTTCTTTTTGGTAGATGTGCTGACCTACTTCTTCTTTATTTGTCTTGTTGTCCTGCGGAGACGATTTTTCTCTATCTTGTTTATATTCAGGATTTGCTACTCTCTGCGCACCCTTGCCATAAGGATTTGACCTTTGCAAGTTTGTGCTGTCTGCTAAACTATTTGAACGGAGTGCTGTAGAGAGTCGCATGGTTAGTTCAGCTCCTTTAGCCGCAAGAGGTCTTGGCTGGTTTCTGTCTGGTTGTTGAATAGCTCTTCGGCCTTGGCCTTGATTGCATCCTTGCTTGGACGACCTACATCGCTTTTGCCTTTGCCGGGCTTCCAGTGCCCCTGTAGCAGGAACTTGTTAGCTTCATAGGCATTCCTACTGGAGGAGTCCTTGGCGGTCTCTACGATGCTTCTGAGAGCGTTTGAGCGCACTTCCAGTTCAAGCTCTTCCCTCCAGCGGGAGATATAGGGCTTGAACCAGCTTGCATTGGCTACCATTTGCCAGTGTTCCCACCCGTCAAAGTACTTCCTTGCAAATTGGATTTCGGTTAGATCGGCCTCTTCAAGGTACTTTCGGTACAGCGAGATGTATCCGTCGTAATCGTTATCCTTCAAAGTGTAAAGCACATTTGAACGGTCTTCGTAACTTTCCTCCAGAAACAAGGCTTTTGTGTATCTAGAGTTATTTACAGGATTTCGGAAAGGGTTATTCGCCAATAATAGAACTCCTAGGAAGGGAAAGGGACACAGAAAAGGAAAGAAGATGTCCTATTACTGTAATATTTCGGGGCGGTAAAGTAATATTACTTTAATATCAAAGAGTTACTAAAGTAACTACTAAAGTAATGAAACAGAATAATTATTACTTCTATAGCTCTAGAAGATTACTGTACCTCTCAATAGTATATATAAG